AACACAAAAACTAAACTAGACACATTTTTGGAAATCTAGTTGTATATTCTGTATATCAATTATATAGTCCTGCTTTTTTTTATGGTTCGACCATAATTCGACCATTTGATGTTTTATGTACTATCAAGATTTCTATATTTCATATTTTATATTACTTTAAATATTATATTTGCGCATTGTCAAACTAAAATAGTGCGTTTATGAAATCGTTATTAAAAAATGTCCTAAGAAGGATAAGTAAAAAACAATCTTCTAAAGAAGATAATGCAACAGCCTTTTATCCCGATTGCTATTCCAGAACAAGTGAATCTGTTCGTAGAAGGATAGAAATGTCTTATGACAATGATGTACGGGATACAATTTCAAGTTTAAGAATTTTAGCAGGTGAAATGGCTAGTGGCTTTGTTGAGTTTAAAAAATTCAAAGCGAGAAGGTATCGCTATGATCCACATGCTGATTCTACCTTGTATGCATCTAAACTTCTTCATGCTGCATCTATATTGCAATTTTTGTTATTAAATCCTGATGGAAGTCCTGATAAAAAGAGTTAGGTTCCTAGCATTTCTATTATTGCTTTGAGCCCGATCACTAATTCTGTAACGTTTTTAGCATTTGCGACAACATTATTGACCTTTATTGCAGTGGTCGGGCTTAATTCTTTTTCCAATCGTTTTAATTGCAACTCAAGAACATCAAAATTTATAATGTATAAGTCTCTTTCAACTGTAAATCCTCCTCTTTCTATAAAATTGTATATTCCAGGCTCTAAATCAAATTCAATATCTTCAATATCGTACATATTATAGTCAATAAATCTCCTATTTTTGAACTCCTCTAAAACTATTTCATATTGTTCTTTACTGATCCTAAGGTCTGGTATATCTTTATAATTTAGTTTAGCTGTTCTTTTCCCGTTTGCTACAACCAAAATATAATTTAATACTTTATCCTTTTCTTCAGCTGTTATAACTAAAGGATATTCTCTTTCATCTTTTGGGGGTACAGTTCTAATTGGGCGCATATTGTAATTTTATAATAGTTGTTGTTTGCTGATAATATAATTAGGAACTAAAACTCTTCTTTAATATAATTGTAAGGACCATAGATTATACGAGTAGCATATTTGATTCCAGTGTCTTTTGCTAGCTCTTCATCGTACTTGATTATATCTGTATGGATCGCTGTGAGATATTCTTCTTTTAACAACGAACTCCAATGTCCATCCCATAATGGGGATACGCCACCACCGTATGAATCAAGTCCATTGGCATCTTTAACGCAAGATAATTCATATTTTTTAGACAAAATATCGCTCATTTTTTTTTGTTTGTCAATTGCTTCTTTTTCTGTATCTGCGTTTAAAACAAATATGCAAGTATTAAAATAACTATTAATTCCGTCTGATTGGAAAAGAAAATGCACAGTATTAAAATCCACACCAGCATACTTTATATTATTAAAAGACAATATGTTTTTTTTCTTAGGATTATACATTTCTTCTCCATACTTGTTTCTTAATATGGGTAATGCTTCTTCTCTAGAAATCCCAAAAGGAATGCCACCAATATTAGTAACTTGTTGATTTTTATATTTTTCCTCGAAACTAGAATATAGTGAATCTAATTTTGAGTGATATTCGGATGAAGTATCCTTATATATATTCAACGAATCTTTGAATGCTAAATTATTATCTTTTTGTGCATTTGCAAAAAGTGGTATAATAAGCATTAATGCGATTAATATCTTTTTCATAAAACGATACTCAAGGTTGTTATTTGGCTTTATTGAATTGATTGTATAACTCTTGTAGCTTAGAAGAATCCTTTTCCTTCAAAGCTATATCTCTATATCCATCACTAAATGTTAGCCGCATTTTAGTTACTGTTTCGTTTGAGAGCTTTTCTAAATCACTCCCTAGACATACAATATAAATTCCTAGTTTGCTATTAATGCCATTTGGGGTCCAATCCCCTGGTTTTGCTAGCGTATATTCTACATTTTTTACTTTGATAATTCCGTCGTTCGTTTTGAGGAGCATTTCTTGTCCTTTATTACACGAAGTAGCACAGTCTGTGAAGACACGAAACTCTATCAAATCTACACCGCCTTCGTGTCTGAATCTTATTCGTGTTTGATTCTTACCTGTTGCACCACCCGAGTAAATCTTTTCCCACGATGTTGTAACTACTTTCTCACCTGTAAAATCGTCTATTTTTGTGTCTACTTTTTGAGCAAAGCAGAACAATGGCATTGTAGCTAAAATTAGTAATAGTATTTTTTTCATTTCTGTGTTGTTGGTTTATCCTATATTTCTTTCATTCTTTAACATAGCTAATTCACCTTTCAGTTTTTGATTTTCTTCCAAAAGACGTTGAGTGAGCATCGTCTTTTCATTAATCTCATCTTGTAAATTGGCGATGGTATATACTATACTTTTCAATTTATCCATTCCTGGTTCTGTTTCTTCTTTTTGAAGAAGCATAGAACCTTTTCCTCTTAACAGCCATTCTGCGGATATTTCTTCGTAGTTATCCAATATTGCATTAATAGTTGAGGCGCTAACCTCACTTACCCCTCCTAATTGTCTACTCAATGTGTTTTGTTTAATACCACATTTAATGGCAAATGCCCTATCAGATAGCCCTGAAAGGGCTATGACTTCTTTAATTCTATTAATCATAAAAACTACTATAAAGTTAATATATCCAAATATGGATAATAAAATAGGTTTTTGGATTTGAAATTATCCATATTTGGATTACATTTGCATCATAAATCAATCAATCATACAAACATACAAAAAATGATTGATAAAACCAATTAAAAAATAACGATTATGAGCTACAATTTATCACAAATAATGAAGTCTGCACACCGCAATTACAAGAAGGGTGGAAAAACATTTTCAGAGTGTTTAAAATCTGCATGGAGCTTTGCAAAACTCCAAGAAAGTTTCTCACCGGAAGCAGTGAAATCAAGAACTGATAAATTTTTAGCTGAAAGACATGAAGCTATGAGCAAGACTGCCAAAGCTACACCTAGCAAGGAATATAATAACCTTAATATTCCCGCTTCCGCTTACTACAACCCAAATAGTACTTATTACGGTGCACATTACGTCGGAGATTAATCAAATTATACAACAATGGATAAAAGAACCGAACTAGAAATACAGCGAGACAAATATGAAGCTGTGATTGAAGAACGAGACGCGTTGATCAGCTCTTTGAGAGGTGAAAATGAAAAACTCAAACGAGATTTAGAATCAGAACGTGGATTTTATAGAGAGAAAGTTTCCCAATGTGATGATTTGAAGAAATTTATTGAATCGCAACGAAACTTAATGGACATAGTTTTGAAGAACAACCAAAGTATTCTCTAACCCTCACTAAAGTCAAACCAAACTGCCGGTTATCCGGCACCCAGTCCGGTCTTTGAGCCTGCCCTTGAAGGGAGACTGGGAACAACAGAGAAGAGTTCTTTGACATTGTGGAACATATATGGCTTACGTAGCAGGAATATGAAGCCCGTGAGGGTAGGTAGTTAGGCTGTAGTAAGACGGTGGTTTGGTACACCGGTGTAGAGCCGTGGTTAGCAATAAAAGCGAGGTTCAAAAATTACCCTGTAACCGAATAGCAGAGGATTTCGGTAAGTATATAGATAGAATTAAAATGAATAACATATAAGAGCGATGTAGCTCAATTGGTTAGAGCGCTGTGTGTGGTGGATGGTTGAGAGTTCGAGTCTCTCAAGAAATACTCTTAGCTTAACGGAAGAGCACCACAAGCAGAGGTTGGCGGTTCGAATCCGCTCATTGCTTCAAGTTTAATTTAAAATTTAATTGTATGGAAAAAGAAATTCAGAAACGCAGTATAATCAATGTTTTGCGAAACATGGATGTCGGTGATGAAGAAGTGTTTCCCATTACTCAAAAAACGTCTGTGGTTTTCACTTTAAATCAGAGATTATATAAAGAAAAAGGGGAAGGCATGTCCTGGACTACTAAATCTTATGTTCAGGATGGAATATTTAAGGTTACTAGAACTACTTAACTTATTTGCTTATTGAGATGATTAGAGGTGAAATGGCTGAAATATTGCTGGATAACATTCTCCGATTGTTTTCGACAGAGATATTCGGAAAAGATAAGTCAGCATACTATGTCGGTGGCGAGAAAAAGTTGATTAGTCTCATTGAAGCAGGTAAGATTGAAAGTGATAAGCCTGTAAATGTTCAAAATGGCAAATGGCATTGTAATGCTGCTCAAGTATTACTGCATTGCCGATGTTCGAGAAAGAAAGTTAAACCTAAAAAACGGAAGAGATGAAAAAAATAAAATTCATTCATAACATTTTTACAGTAGTTGCCATATTAGTAGCTATGTATATAGGTGGGGGAATCGAAGCTACGAGAAGTGATATCGCCTGGTCATATCTCATATTCATTATAACTGTTGCATTATTGGCTGTGAGATTCGACTATGAGGAAAGGAGAAGAATATAAAAATAGCCTGTGAAGGTCAACATTGCTTAATTTTAGTATTTGCCAATTAGCCCGGTTCGCCGGGCACTTGCCGAGGTAGCTCAGGTGGTTAGAGCGCATGGCGTACATTCTTGGGAGAAAAACAGAAAATTATAGGGCGTTAACTATGTTTCCAATGGTGTACTAGAAGTCGTTACATGAGGTCAGCGGTTCGAATCCGTTTCCCGGCTCAACTCAATCAGAGTTAAGTAACCCGTGAGGGGGAAAATTATGTTTGTATCAATAACAATCAATCAATGTAGCCAGAATCGTCTGGCTACGAATTGAAGGAATGGCGGAATTGGTAGACGCAAGTATGCAGATAGATTGAAGAAAGTCATACATAGGTAATCTATCATCCCGGTTCGAGTCCGGGTTCCTTCACAGAGAATTTTTCTTTTTATGTTTAACTAATGTTGCCAGCGAAAAGGACGCTGTAGGGTTAAAGTCCCTGTTATTTGAGTTTTAATTGTTCTATACTATTCCGGTGTGCTTTGAACGGCTATCCGGAAACAAGAAGCTCGTGAGAGTGAATTGATTTTCTTCAAATTTCTAAATTTAAAATTGAGCCACATCACGGGTTGGTGTGGCAACAAGGGGAGGTATTCTCAATGGTAAAGAGAGCATAAAGAAAGCGTACGAAGTGCTTTATGTATTGCATTTGCAATTATTTAGGTTCGACTCCTAAACTGCCCCACAAAAGCTCGTGAGAGTGCTATTTAATAGTTAATGTCGTGTTTTATTTTGTGTTTGTGTTCTAGGTGAATGGTTCGTGAGAATAGTTCACTTAAAACGGATGGCTGGTGTAATTGGCAGCATACGCAGGTATGCGTGATGTGGGTTCGAGTCCCACGCCATTCACATTTCTGATCCTATTAAATTATAGTAGTTCATGAGTTTTGTTTTGTGTTTGTGATTGGGGTGTATGGTCTGTGAAGATAGTGCACCTTTTTAATTAATCGGGCGGATATGTATATCGTTGGCTGAAACTGCGGTGAGGTGCACCAATATTCCGTGAGACCGGTTCGACTCCGGTTCCGTCCACTAGCATTTACATTATGTATAAATCAGGGAGCCGTACACCCTTCAAGCGTAGCCGTTCCATAAGGTACATTGGATTATTCATTTTCTTATTTTTCTGCCTGTACAATACCGTACAGGCAGTTTTTAACTACTTGAAAATGGCGTTAAAATGGCGAAGTTTCTGTTTGTTAAACTTGTCAATAACGATTACCTTTACTGATGTAATAAACTAAAAGTCAAACCATTAAATTAGAATTATGACAGCGAGAAAAAACACTGTATCAACGGTTCAGAATGAAGAGAAGAAGAAAAATTCTATCAGACCGCTTCTAGCTTCTGAAATTGAATGTAGGGTTGGTACTATGAAACCGGACGGTTCGGGCTGCTCCTTGCTATTATACAAGGATGCTCGAGTAGACATGAGAATACTTGATGAAGTGTTCGGAGAAATGAACTGGAAACGGCACCATGATGTCGTTAATGGGAATCTATTCTGTACGTTGTCCATTTGGGATAATGAAAAGAAGGAATGGGTGAGTAAACAGGATGTTGGGACAGAATCTAGCACAGAAAAAGAGAAAGGGCAGGCTTCGGACGCCTTTAAACGTGCAGGATTTAACTGGGGAATTGGGCGTGAACTTTATACGGGTCCTTTCATTTGGATTCCACTTGAGAAAAATGAAATATATCAGAGCAAAACAGGTTCTCCTGCTCTATACACCAAATTCAGTGTAAAAGAGATTGGTTATAACGAGCAAAAGGAGATTATTTTACTTGTTATTGTGGACAATAAAAACCGCGTTCGTTTTGCTTATGGTAATACAAAGGAAAAAGTATATGCTCCCAATGTTTCTGCTTCAAACGCTTCGGGCAAAGTATATACTGGTGTAGACCTGGATCGTGCAATTAAACAAATGACTGGTGTTAAAAGCCGCGAAGAGCTTGAGAGAGTTTGGGCTGAACATCCCGAACTTCACAATAATAAGGAGTTCAGAAACATAACTATTGACATGCAGAAAACGTATCCTCCTAGAAATTGATAATAATGATAGAATTAGTGAAATCCAGTGTGGTTTTCAATGAGGAAAACCACACTTATATGCTCGGTGAAAAACAGTTGCAAGGTATAACCGGTATGATTAGCCGGCAGTTGTTCCCTGACAAATATAAAGATGTCCCCGATTTTGTATTGAAGAGAGCTGCAGAGAAGGGTAGCCTTATTCATGCTCAATGCCAGTTTGCTGATGTAACAGGCTTACCTCCTGAAAGTATTGAAGCAGAGAATTATATCAGAATGAGGGTAAATGCCGGATATAAGGCGCTTGCCAATGAATATACCGTTTCTGATAACGAATACTTTGCATCGAATATAGATTGTGTTTGGGAGAAAGCCGGTAGAATTAGTCTTGTTGACATCAAAACTACCCTTCATCTTGATAAGGAGTATTTAAGTTGGCAGTTGTCAATCTATGCTTATTTCTTTGAACTTCAAAATCCATTACTCAAAGTTGATAAATTGTTTAGCACTTGGTTGCGTGGTAATAAACATGAATTTGTTGAAATTAGCCGTAAGCCTGATAAAGAAGTCAAGAAATTAATGGAATGCGAGAAGAAGGGTGAGCAATATCTATCCATTCTTCCTGTTCCTGCCCCTGATGATGACAAGTTACTTATTCCAATGCAACTTGTAAATACTATAATCGGAATTGAGGAAGAACTTGCAGATCTAACCAAGATTCAGAAAGATTATAAGGCAAAACTGAAAACTGCTATGCGTGAGAATGGTGTCAAGTCATGGGATGCCGGAAGATTGCGAGTTAGTTATACACCCGCTTCTACGAGTGACAATTTTGATACTAAAAAGTTTCAGGCTGACTATCCGGAATTATATTCTAAGTATATCAAAACAGTTCCTAAAGCTGATAGTATCCGTGTAACAATAAGGGAGGATAAATCATGAGTTTAAATAAATTGATGCTTATCGGGCATGTTGGCAAAGACCCCGATATTAGAATTTTGGAAGCTGGTTCTAAAGTGGCCACTTTCTCCTTTGCCACCACTGAAAAAGGTTATACCCTTGCCAATGGAACACAGGTTCCTGAAAGAACTGAATGGCATAATATTGTTGTTTGGCGTGGTCTTGCCGATGTTGTTGAGAAGTATGTCCATAAGGGAGACAAGTTGTATCTGGAAGGAAAGATAAGAACTCGGAGTTATGATGATAGCAGAGGAATTAAACGGTATATTACAGAACTTTTTGTTGATAATATGGAGATGCTTTCTGTTAAGCCTCAACAAGCGCCACCACCGCCACCTCTTCCGGAACACACCAATAATCAGACTCGAAGTGCGGTGAATGAGTGCCCGCCACCGCCACCACCGACCAAGGACGATTTGCCATTCTGATAGGTTATGGAAGCAACATTGACGAAGAAAGATGGCAAAATCCAAATGGATAAGTCTTTCGAGTTCATGTGCAGCACACTTCGTAATGGAGAATACACTGTAACCATTAAGAAAAAAACACAGCCGAGAACATTAAATCAAAATGCTCTCATGTGGAAATGGTTTCAGTGTATTGGTGCCTGTTTGCGTGAATACACAGGTGAAGAGTATTGGAGCACTGCTGCTGGAGTTCAGGATATACATGACTTGTATTGTAAGAAGTTTCTTGTGAAACAGGTTCATGTGAATGGTAAGGTGGAAACTATTGTGCGAGGAACAAGTAAACTTAATACTTTAGAGATGCATAATTTCATGGAAAGCGTGAAAATAGATGCGGCCACCGAGTTTGGTATTACACTTCCATTGCCTGAAGACCAGCATTACTTAGATTTTATTCATGAGTACCAAAACCGGTACTAATTAATCCTTTTATAATTTATGATTGCAAATTTGAGAAACTACGAACCCGAGACAATCGAGTTTGTAGTTCCCGATTCTATTCGGGAAAAATTTCCCCCTGTTTTATTTCAGGGTTCTACGAATGTAGATGAATTGATAAAGTTGGTGAATGAGCATTTCAATGCTACATTCCCTGAAAGTGAGGTGACACAACGTTTACTGGATGAATTTGAGATTTCCGAAATTCGTGAAGAGTATTGCATCAAGCAAGAGAATGAGGTCCCCAAACGCGAACGTGAATTGTTGGAAGCCATTGAACGTGCGAAGAAAATTAAGAGTGATGCTCAAGACAGGTTAGCTTCTATTAAGACTGAAATTAAAGACCTGGCTGCCGAGGTCAAAAAGGGGACGAGGGAGTATCATCTTTCAAGTAAGAATACGATCCGGTTTGCTCTTGATGGATATTTCCTGTATTATTCATGGGTGAACGGTGAGTTTAAGCTTGTGAAAGCTGAAAAAATTCCTGATTGGGACAAACGTTCTCTTTGGGCACAGGAAGATCGAAACAGAAAAGCGATGCTTGATTTGTTTGGTATTGAATATCCTGAAGTAGAACGTCCTATTGATGATACAGAAGATTATGGGGACAAGTTCGAAGAAGACCTGTCTGATAAACTTCCTGAAGAAGAACCGGAAGACGATGAGTAGATTGCAGCACAAAAAAGGCAGGAAGTCCAACTATGTGAAGCGGCTTGTGAATAATCCAGATTGGGAAGAAGCCAAGCGTAAAGTTCGTATTAGGGACGGACATAAATGCCAGATGTGCGGTAAAGACTTTAATTTAGAGATTCACCACAAAACATACAGGGTTAACGGAAAATCAATCGTTGGTCATGAGCTTGAACATCTTGATTGTCTCGTTACCCTTTGTGGTGACTGTCATTCGAAAGTTCATAAATATCACATCAAATTATGACATACCAGTTAAGAGACTACCAAAAAAGTGCTAGTGATGCAGCGGTCAGCGTTTTTAAATCCAAGGAAAAGAAAAACTACGTGATAGTTCTTCCCACTGGTGCCGGGAAGTCCCTTGTCATTGCCAATATAGCTGCACGGATAGACGGGCCGCTGATAGTGTTCCAGCCTAGCAAGGAAATACTCGAACAAAATTTTGCGAAACTTCAATCATACGGCATATTCGATTGTGGAGTTTATTCAGCTTCTGCCGGAAGAAAGGATATCAATCGTATTACGTTTGCTATGATTGGTAGTGTGATGAAACACATGAGTTTCTTCAAACATTTCAAGCACGTTCTGATTGATGAATGTCATTTAGTGAATCCGGAGAAAGGAATGTATAAGGAATTCTTTGAAGATGAGCAAAGGAAAGTTATTGGGCTGACAGCGACTCCTTACAGATTATGTTCAGGAAGAGGTGGTGCTATGCTTAAATTTATAACTCGTACCCGGCCAAAGGTTTTCACTGATGTTATTTATCACTGTCAGGTGAGTGAACTGCTTGCTAAAGGATTTCTCGCAAGTTTGAAATACTATGATATTACAAAGTTGGATTTAAGTAGAGTCAGGACTAATTCTACTGGTGCAGATTACGATGAAAAAAGTCTTCTGCAAGAGTTCGAACGTGTGGACATATACAAAGATATAGTTGGATGGACAAAACGTCTGTTGAACCCCAAATCGGGCATACCACGCAAAGGTATTTTAATATTCACGAGGTTTATTCGTGAAGCTGAAAAACTGGCTTCCGAAATTCCTAATTGTGCGATCGTTAGCGGTTCTACTCCAAAGGAGGAAAGGGCACGAATTCTGAAAGGTTTTAAAGATGGAAGAATAAAAGTTGTTGCTAATGTCGGAGTACTTACAACCGGATTCGATTACCCGGAGCTTGATACGATTGTTCTTGCACGTCCAACCAAATCCCTTTCCCTCTATTATCAAATGGTCGGTCGTGTTATTCGTCCCTGCCAAGGTAAAGAGGGTTTGGTTGTTGATTTGAGTGGGAATTTCCGGCGTTTTGGGCGTGTTGAAGAGTTACGCATAGAACAGCCTGAAAAGGGAAAATGGTGTATAATGAGTCGTGGCCGTCAATTAACCAATGTAGTATTTTAATTATCATGTGGAGAAATTACAAGAAGAAAGAAAAGAAAAAGCCTCTTTTCGAGGTAGAAGGTGTTAAGGTCAAGAAGAAACCTGATCTTGTCGATAAGCTAGACAGAATATTTAGTTTATTCATCCGTTATCGTGATACGATGCCTAATGGATATTTTCAGTGTATTTCATGTGGTAAAATAAAGCCTTTCAATAAAGCAGATTGCGGTCATTACATCAACCGCCAACACATGAGTACTCGCTTTGATGAAATGAACTGCAATGCTCAATGTTCACATTGTAACCGCTTCATGGAAGGAAATATTCAGGATTATCGCAGACGTCTAGTTGCCAAGTATGGTGAACGAAATGTGCTGATCCTGGAAGCCAAGAAAAATGTTACTAAGCAATTTAGTGACTTTCAATTAGAAAAGCTGATTACTCATTACAAGGAAGAAGCGAAAAAACTGAAGGAAGCAAAAGGTCTGTGAGTTTTATTACTAATCGGAGTATAATCCCTTAAAATATGGAAAGAAATTCATTCATCTTTTATAAAGGGTGGAGAGAAGCAATCAAGGATTTGCCGGATGATGTCAGGCTGGAGATTTACGAAAGCATAATTGAGTATGCGACAACGGGAAATCTTCGGGGGTTGAAACCTATGGCAAATATTGCTTTCAACTTTATAAAGATAGATATAGACAGGGATACTGAAAAGTATATGTCTATTGTGGAAAGGAATAAGAGCAATGGTTCTAAGGGGGGACGTCCGAAAAGTGAAAACCCAAAAGAACCCAAAGAACCCACAAAACCCACTGGGTTATTTGGAAACCCAAAAGAACCCACAAAACCCGATAATGATAATGAATATGATAATGATTATGTAGATGATAATGATTCTCATTTAAAAAAGAAAGAAACTTCTCCTAAAGGAGAATCAAAGAAAGACGAGCTTTCTTTGTTCCCCGAGGAAAAGATTGATTGGGGTGGGCTAATGGATTATTTTAATTCCACGTTTAAAGGTAAACTTCCTGCTATAAAGTCCATAGATGCAAAACGAAAGAAAGCTATTAAAGCACGTGTCGCACAATACGGGAAGCAAGCTATATTCGATGTGTTCCAATTGGTTTTAGACAGTCCTTTCTTGCTTGGACAAAACGATAAAAATTGGAGGTGCACTTTTGACTGGATATTCTTGCCTACAAAATTTACAAATATTTTAGAAGGTAACTATAATGGAAAACGAACTGATACTGCGGCCACAAGAAGAGAATCGGTTAGCAGTCTTACGGACCTCGCCGAAGAACTACTGCAAAGCTCTATGCCCAAAGAAGGTTGAAGATGTATTTCAAAGTGATGAACCTTCTATTGGCACTATCATAAGAAAGTTTGGTGAACCACAGGCTAGAGCAGTGCTGGTCATATTGATAGCTGATGCCTTGGAGTTTTTCAATGTCAGTAATACAATGTCTGCTACCCAAGTTGCTACTACAGTAGATTTAATCATTGAAGAATATCCCTATATGAAAACTGATGATTTTAAACTGTGTTTCAAGAATGCAATGAAAATGAAATATGGTGAAAATTACAATCGTATTGATGGTTCTATCATTATGGGATGGCTTCGTGAATACAACAAAGAACGTTGTGCTGTTGCTGATAATCAGTCATGGAATACTCATAAGGCTAAATTGTCAGGGGAAACGAGTTTTACAAGTGGCTTGTCGTATGAAGAATACCGGAACGAACTCAAACTTAGAGTTGAGCAAGGAGATGAAGAAGCTGCTAAAGCGTTAAGTCTCTCAAATGAAATAATCTCTTATCTAAACAAAAGAGAATATGGCAAACAAGAAGCAGAAGGTGACAATTTACTGGAACACTAGGCATATCAAACTTGAAGATATTCCTGAAGTGAAAAGAAGAATACGGGAGCGTTTTGGTATTCCTAATCACACAACTGTTAATGGTGAAACGGATTGTTATATCCGTGAGGAAGATATGGAATTGCTTCGGGAAACGGAAAAACGTGGCTTCATTCAAATACGTAATAAGCCCGCATGAAAATGGCGTTAAAATGGCGAAGTTTCTGTTTGCATAACTTGTCATTTTACGATAACTTTACTGATGTAATGAATTAAAAGTCAAACCAATATAATTAAATTATGGAAGTACAAAACATTAGAATTGACCTTATCAGTCCTTCTCCTTTGAATCCGAGAAAGACTTTTGATGAAGCAGCTCTTGAAGAGCTTGCAAGCAACATTGAAAAGCAAGGTTTATTGCAACCTATCACTGTCAGAGTTGCTAAATCCGAGGAGATGACTAACCTAGAAACCGGAGATGTTACCCCATTACCTTACACATACGAAATTGTTTGCGGTGAGCGTCGTTTCCGGGCTGTGTCACTTTTGAAAGCAAAGGAAGATGAAGCGAATGTTGCAAAAATCAAAGCCCATCGAAAAAAGTCGGAAAAATTTCAGACAATATCCTGCATTGTCAGAGAAATGACAGATGATGAGGCTTTTGAAGCGATGATTACCGAGAATCTTCAAAGAAAAGATGTTGATCCCATCGAAGAAGCTTTTGCCTTTGCGCAGTTGGCTGAAAAAGGACGAACTTTGGAAGATATCGCTCTTAAAATAGGAAAGTCTACCCGGTTTGTTTTTGACCGTATTAAATTGAATTCTCTTATTCCTGAACTAAAAGAGCGGGTAAGAAATGGAGATATACCATTGTCCGGTGCTATGATTCTTTCTAAATTGGATGAAGATACTCAAAAAGAGTTTCATGAGGAGGAGGAAGAACAATGTACTACTGCTATGATTCGAGAATTTGTGAGTAATTCTTTCATGGAGCTTGGTAACGCACCTTGGATTAAAGATGATTCCGATAATTGGGAAAATACCGATATTAAATCATGTTCTCAATGTGAGAATAATACGTGTAATCATGGTTGTTTGTTCTATGAAATGAATAGTAAGGATGCTAGATGTATCAATGCTGCTTGCTATGAGAAAAAACAGATTGCTTATGTGACGCGGAAAATTCAACTAGAATATGAACATCTTGTTAAAGTTGGCGAACCTCTTTCATTTGGAAAAACAGTAATTATCGCTAGACGTCCCGATACATATTGGGGAGAAGATAGAAAGGTTTTCTATGAAAAAACTTTGGAAGCTGTTAAACAACTTGGATTTGAAATAGTTGATCCTGATGAAATCTTTAGATGTAAGTGCTGGTATTCAGAAGATGATGAACGCACTTTGAAAATGCTTGAAGATGGAGAAGTTTATCGTTGTCTTTCATTTTTTGGACATTATTCTCCCGAATTTAACGTTAGTTTCTATTATGTTAGAAAAGAAACGGCTTCCTCTACTTCCGCCGTTGCCGATCTAAAAGAGATAGAAAGGGAAAAAATAAACGCCCAATTAAAAAGAGCGAAGGATATAGTCAAGGAGAAGTCTGCTGAAGAAATGCGCAAGTGGGCGCAAGAGAAAACATATTATCAGAGAACAAAAGAATTCTCTGAAAATGAACAACTTGTTTTTGATGTGCTGGTTCTTAGCGGTTGTAGCAGTACTTATCTTGAAAAACTGAATTTAAAAAAATGGAATGGTGAGAGTGATTTTGTAAATTATGTCAAGAACAACCAAGCTGACCGACACCAATGGTATAGAGCCTTTATTGCTGAATGCTTATCATCGAATAATGTGAATTTCTACTCCTATTTGCAAAAGTGTCAGAAAATCCTTTTTGCAGAACAATATCCGGATGATTTCAAAGCGCTCTCTAAGAAACTTGCGGATTCATATGATAAGAAAGAAAAGAAGCTCAAAGAAAGACTGAAAGAACTAAATAACGATAACACAGAGGAAGCCTAGTGGTTTCCTCTCTTTATTGACGCACTTATGAAAACGTGGACTGACGAACAACTTGCTATACTTGACAGTGAGTACCCGACTGCTGATTTAAAAGAACTTGCTAGGCGTCTTGATAAAACACTTAGTGCTGTTAAAACAAAGGCCTTGATTCGAAAACTTAGGCGCTCTCCGAGAATCTCGTTTTGGAATAGTGAGAGACTTGATAAATTGAAAAAGTTGTATCCCAATCATACTAATGAGGAAATAGCACAGATATTAGGTACCACTTATTCTGCTGTAAATGGAGTTGCATTTAAATTACGGCTCTTTAAATCTAAAGAATTTAAATTTCAATGCGCTTCTAAAAGCTTCTTTCCCAAAGGCCACCAACCGATGAACAAGGGACGTAAGCAAACGGAATATATGTCAGAGGAACAATTAGCAAAAACGAAAGCTACTCGATTTAAGAAAGGACATGTCCCCAAAAATCATAAACCAGTCGGTTATGAACGCATAACTCGTGACGGTTACATTGAAGTGAAAACTGCCGAACCGAATGTCTTTGAACTTAAACATCGGCTTGTATGGATTGAGCATAATGGAGAAATCCCCCCTGGTTATAATATTCAGTTTAAAGATGGCAACAGGCAAAACGTTTCCATTGAGAACCTTTACATGATTAGTCGTTCTGAACAATTAAAAAAAGAGAATTCTTTGTATGCCCGATATCCGGAAGATGTTCAGTACCTAATCAAACTAAAAGGAGCTTTGAATAGACAAATTAATAAAGCAACAAAAAAGAATGAATCATGACTGATGGAGCAATAGATAGATTGAAAGAAATGGTTAATAAACCATTCCTTTATCAGAATGAAGAAGTTGTAATTCTCAATTACTGTGACGGTACCGGTGATGATGGTACCGAAGTTGAGATATACTTGAATAATGGCAAAGTATTGGTATTTAGTATGTTTGATTTGGCTTCCAAATTGAATCGTTTTCGGCCAATAACAAACACAGTTGTCGTGTTGGCTAATGAACGGTTGAATAAGGTGTCTACAGTGAACCCTACCATTTTACAAGATTTGAGGAATTTGGTTCTTCAACAAATTAAGGATGTGAAAGAAGATCCTAGTAAAGTGAGCCAAGCAAAACAAGTTTTCCAAGGGGTTAATACCGTAATCAATCTTGCTAAGACAGAATTAGAGTACAGGAAATATTTAGATACAACAGACCCCTCAAAATAAATAATAGTATGCTGATAGATAAAGAATATGTTCATTGGTTTCGCATCAGAGACCAACCTAATAGAATCGTGTGAGATTATTCATAGTCTAACAATTTAACCCGATCGATATGATAACATTGAATAGGTTTGCCCAGAGATGCTTGAATATCATGAGGAAGCGCTTTAAGATGAATGAGCATAGCTCAAGAAAAGCGTTTAGCATAAGAATTGAAGCCGTTTGGAGAAAATTCGATATTGCTTCTAAATATAGGAGTGATAATCTTCCTAAATATTCGGAAGATGAAGAATTGGCAGCCGAGATGATAATTTACCTTGTTGCCTATTTAAAAAGATTTGGTTGTGAGGACATTGAACAGCTTATCAAAGATAAGATAGAGTTCGATGATAGAAAAAATGATTAGGTGTTGTTACTGACTGTTTGTGTTGTTGATTTTGTGTTGTTGATTTTAATATAGTTAGTTATGACAGAGATTATTCAAGTCTGCCTACTTGATTTTAATAAGGGGCAGCTCACGGGATTGCCGAAAAATCCACGTTTTTTTCGTGATTACCGCTTTGAAGCGATGAAGAAAAGCATTCAGGATTCGCCAGAGATGCTTGAGCTTCGAGAACTTATAGTTTTTCCCTACAATGATGGCAGATATATTGTTGTTTGTGGTAATTTACGTTTGCGAGCTTGCAAGGAGTTAGGTTATAAAGAACTGCCTTGTAAAATTCTGGCACCTGATACCCCCGTTAAGAAGTTGAGGGAATATGCCACTAAAGATAATGTCAATTTTGGTGAGAATGATTTGGACGTTATGGAAAACGAGTGGAATAAGGCGGAACTCCAAGATTGGGGCATCGAATTTGCCCCGGAGAAGAAAGAGGATGAATTTAAAGAGCGCTTCGATGCCATCACGGATGATACAGCCATTTATCCTCTCATTCCAAAGTATGACGAAAAACATGAGTTGTTTATCATCACCTCAAGTAATGAGGTAGATAGCAACTGGCTTCGTGAAAGGCTGGACATGCAGCACATGAAGTCGTACAAAACCGGGAAAATAAGTAAATCCAATGTAATTGATATAAAAGACGTTCGCCATGCCCTGCAAGATAGTAATACCAAGTCATAAACGCCATGACCGGGTGTTCGCTAAAAAGTTGGTGAACGATCCTATCATTTGCGTTGCTGAAAGTCAAGCTGACTTATATCAACAATTTAACCCGGAATGTGAAATTGTTACTCATCCTGACGACGTTATGGGCCTCATCCCGAAACGTAACTGGATGGCAAAGCATTTTGGAGAACTTTTCATGCTTGATGATGATGTCCATGCCTGCAAACCTATTTATGTGGAAAAAGGAGAACCTAGCCGGATAAAGGATAAAGATAAGATAACCAATATCATTCAGTCATTATTTGAGATGGCCAGTATGATGGATGTACATCTGTTTGGCTTCACCGCTCGGATATCGCCGGTAATGTATGATGAATCCGCTTTTCTTTCTCTTTCGAAAATGATAACCGGTTGCAGTTATGGAGTAATCTATAACAAAAACACTTGGTGGAATGAGGAAATACGTTTGAAGGAAGATTTTTGGATTTCTTGTTACATGAAGTACAAAGAACGTAAGGTTTTAACCGATTTGCGGTATAATTTTGAGCAAAAGAACACTTTTGTAAACGCTGGTGGGCTTGCTTCTATAAGGAATCAGGAAGAGGAACGTAAATCTATCCTCTTTATCAAAAAGAATTTTGGTGATAGTATTTTGCTAAAGAGTGCAACCACTAATGGGAAAGACAAAACAAAGCAGCTCGTTCAATATAATATATCATGCAAATTCAAATTCTAATAGTCTGTAAAAAAGGCGTTTAAATGGCGTCCATTCTGTTTGTCATATTCGCCTTTTTTAGCTAATTTTACTGATGTAATAAACTAAAAGTCAAACCATTAAATTAGAATTATGATTATAAGAACAGTTTGCGGATATGATTTCTTTGAGGTGAGTTCTGCAATGCAGAAAGCCATTAGGCGAGCCGACACCGGGGTAGCCGGCTTTTTTGCATTGGAACTTTGGGCGAGTGGGTACCGCGATTATGTGTGGAAGCGTCTGTTTACCATTAGTGCTGAAGATTGCTATGGAATCATTACTAAAGAGATAGAAGCATTGTGGCAGGGGCATGAGCTGGTAAACAAGACTGCTACTGAACCCAAAGGGAGGATATTTGTCAGTAAAGCTGTTATTCTCCTTTGTGAATGTAGAAAGAATCGTGATGCGGATCATTTGCAAAACTTCATCTATGATAGAAAGGATATTGATATAGAAAAGTGGATAAATGATGTCAGGCGTTACCCTATTCCTATTCCAGATTACACTTTCGATGTACATACACGAAAGGGTAAAAAACATGGGAGAACCAAAGAAGAATTCTTTCAGGAAGAATACAAGGCGTTACAACCTCGTGTTCCTGGTTTATTCGATGATTTGGTTCAACCCAGTCAACCAAAGTTATTTAATGATGAAACCACGGCTAAGTAGCTGTGGTTTCATCATTTTTCATATAAGTCAAACCAATTTAATTAAAAAAATGAACACGTATTACAAATTTGCGCCAAATGTATTTTTGGCAAAGTGTGATGAGAAGCACGAAAAAGGTGAAACTATTGAAGTTACCACCAAGTATGGAAAAGAAAATGAATGTATTGTTTTCAACCTCATTTACGAACGTGATGGATTCTATTACTACTCAATCGTACGGGCTGATGGCTTTAATGTGCAAGAGTGGGCCAAACAAAGAGCTGAACGTCGTCATGAATGGGCTACATCTGCTGTACAGAAAAGCTGTGAATATTACAACAAGTCCAATAAAGATAAGGATTTTCTTTCTCTAGGTGAGCCTATCAAAGTGGGACATCATAGCGAGAAGCGACACAGAAAAGCGATAGATGATGCGTGGAACAATATGGGGAAAAGCGTTGAGTTTAGCGATAAGGCTGCCGAACATGAAAGAGTTGCGAAGTATTGGGAAAAAAGGGCTAATACGATAAACTTGTCCATGCCGGAAAGTATAGATTTCTACGAACATAAGTTGGAACAAGCAAAAGAATATCACGAAGGATTGAAGTCCGGTAAGTACCGACGCGAGCATACATACGCTATGGCTTATGCCAATAAAGCAGTAAAAGAGGCTAAAAAAAATTATGACCTTGCAGTAAAGCTGTGGGGCGATGTTTAATAATTTGTAGTATCTCAAATAATTTACTATGAGAGAATTATCAAAAGAAACCTCATTACAAAGGGTAATGAGGGCTTCAGGTCGTGTACCTGTACAATGCTCATGCAGTGTTTGTAAACAACAATGTCATACGCCATGTTTAGGTACTCCTGATGATATTGAACGAATTATTGATGCAGGTTATGCCGACAGGTTAGCGCTGACGAACTGGGCTGCTGGTATATTCTTAGGGGTTATTAATATTGCTATTCCGATGATTCAGCCCGTTGCTGGTAAGGAGTATTGTGCTTTTTTCGAGAATGGACTGTGTATCTTACATGATAAGGGTTTGAAGCCCACTGAAGGACGTTTGTCTCATCACACAGTCAGGAAGGATAACTTCAATCCTGCTATGAGTATTGCTTGGAACGTTGCAAAAGAATGGCTGATGCCGGAGAATGAGGATGTACTTTCTCGTGTAGTAAATAAATTCTTGAATGCGAGGAAGCCATGAATGTGTGTCAATCAATACCTCGTAGAGATTGTAAGGTGTTTGCTAAATGTGGAGCAAAATCCTTATCACATTGCCGGCGGCACCGCGAAACTGATGAGAAGTGTAAAAGTTGTACTCTAATTCGTCGTAAGCCGCGTAATCGGATTATAGATGATTCAGGACGTGAAATGAAAAAATGTACCCATTGCGGAAATTACTTCTACTTGAACCGGTTCTACAATCGTATAGTGGTGAGAAAAGGTAAGGAATATCATTTGTTGACTTCCTGGTGCCGTATGTGTATGTCACAGATTAATAATCAGAGGGCAAAGAAGAAAAAGTGACTTGTCTATTAAATTTTTTGTATGAAATATTATGCTTCAGTCAGCTTTGGAAAGGATTCCTTGGCAATGCTTTTCATGCTAATAGATAAAGGATATCAGTTGGATGAAGTCGTTTTCTATGATACAGGTATGGAATTTCAGGCAATCTATAACACTCGTGATGCTGTTCTTCCAATTCTTAAAAAACTTGGCATTAAATATACAGAACTGCATCCGGAGCAACCTTTTCTTTGGACAATGTTTGAAAGGCCGGTTAAGAAAAGAGGGACCAATATTATCCATAAAAAAGGATATAGTTGGTGTGGGGGAACATGCCGGTGGGGAACGAGTGAAAAACTTCGTGCATTGAAAGCTCACACAAAAGACGGAATTGATTATGTCGGTATTGCTGCCGATGAGACCCATCGCTTTGAAAAGGAAAAACGACCAAATCGGGTTTTACCACTTCGTGATTGGGGCATTACTGAAGCAGATGCACTCCAGTACTGTTACACAAAAGGCTTTGTTTGGCATGAGGATGGAGTAAGGCTATATGAGCTACTTGATCGTGTGAGTTGCTGGTGTTGTGGAAATAAGAACTTGAAGGAGTTGAAGAATATGTATTTGTACCTTCCATGGTATTGGAAAAAGCTGAAAGAACTTCAGTTAAATACCGATAGACCCTATCGGCGTAATAGTGGAGAAACCATTTTTGATTTAGAGGAAAGATTTAAACGTGAAATGCAACAAAAATAGTTATTATGATTCCCTTATGTATAAATGGAAAAGATTATTATGATCGAGAAGAAGCACTTGCTGCTTGGTTCGAGGAATGGTTAATGAAACAAGACTTTGAGCAAGATCTTATTGATCGAGAGCTGGAGCTTGAATATCGAAAGACTCATCCTGATTGGAACACTCCTTATGTGATGTATGGTGTTCGTAAAAAACATAAGTGTATCCAAAAGAATGAAATTGCCGTGTTTTATGACTTGTTACCGAGACAAAAGCGTGCTCGTACTGCTGAAACACATTGGTATAAAGTATTGTACAAGAGAAAGGCCACTCCTGAAGAAGTTGAGTCACTCGAGGCTGGGGAATATACCCGTAGATATTTGGTGTATTCCCTGTTTATTGAGAAGAAAATGACTCTTGACAAGGCTTTATCTCTTATAGTTGCCGATGATAAATTATTAGGAATTGCTGATAATACCATCTCTGAAATTGTAACAGCCTTTGAGACTTTCTTTAACCGTAAATTTAGAATTTATAAACCCGAGTTTACAACTCAACTTAATTTATTTACAGATTAATATGAAAACAACAATTATTTCATGTGTGATTTTGTTTGTGTTCCTGCTATATGTAGGACACTTATCTATAACAATCAAGCCGTTCACAGCCCAACTTCCATACTGGCATCGTTCGCTCGGACTGTTTTTGTTGATCCTCTCTTTTATAGTGTATAATGCCGGTGAACATGCAAAAGGCTATCTTGATGGATTAAGAGAGAGTGAGAGAATAATACTTGAATTGTTGAAGAAAAAGACCGAGTAAAATGGCGTTAAAATGGCGAAGATTCTGTTTGCTAAACTTGTCAATAAAGATTACCTTTATAGACGTAAAGCATTAAAAGTCAATCAACATGAAGAGGAATGAAAAAATAGAAAAATTAGAAAGACTAGGTATTTTCAATCAATGGAAATATAATACAGAAAGAGCAAATGAGACATTTAATATTGAGTGTCCTGACTTCTCAATGACAAATGAAGAGCGGATGAACAATTTGTTAGATGTTGATTGCTGTTTTCATCGGTTTCTAGCTATTTCATTCCCTTTTAATGGTACTCCTGAAGGCGTTGCTTTTTGGGAGAATATTGCAAAAAAATAATCGAACTTAATTGAATTGAAATTATGAGTAAAAAAGATTTAATAGAGCAGAACATCACAAGAGTTCAAGAATATGTGAGGGAACTGATTGAAGATGCAAAGTGGAATAATGGTGTTTCGGAAACTCTTGAATCTACTTCAATAATTGTAGGTAATAGTGATGATATCTATGATTTTGCAATTTTATTTGCTTCTAATACTGAATGTGTTTATTGTGAATTCATAGATAGTAAAATAGAGTACATTGATTGTGAATTAGATTGTGAAATATGCCAATTTGAAGGAAGAATAATTTTTCAATATATAAACGGAAAATTTCATAATCCTGCTAGTCAAATTATCGAACTATCAAAGTTGCTGATGAAAGGCGAATTAAGAGACACAAAAAGTATCTTTTGTTCTATGGTACTTCGATTAATGGATACTGAAGAATACAGTAACAATTATTGTAAATCTTTGGATTTAGTTCTGAGGCTGTTTCCTGAAATAGATGGAGAATTATTAGAAAAGGAATTGGATAGATATATTTAAGCATTACAAGGATGAGTAAAATGAATTTAAATGAATTAAGAGACAAAGCATATAAAACAGCTTGTGAACATGGGTTTCACGATCAAGAGCTAAGTAACAATCATTTTCTTTGCCTTGTGATTTCTGAACTGATGGAAGCTGTGGAAGCAGATAGAAAAGGAAGGCGTGCTAATGTTGATCGGTATAATAAGAAGATTGCTAACAGCCGCATTTGTCAAGGATTGGATTCTGACATTCCCAAAGAGCGCGGTTACGAAGTTGCATATAACGAAACCATTAAAGGTTCAATCGAAGAAGAATTAGCTGATGCTGTTATCCGCTTGCTTGATCTTGCAGGACTTCGAGGAATAAACCTTGAACTTGCCAATGGAGATATTGATGACTGTATTGAAGATATGGCAGAAGCCTGTAAAGGCGAAACTTTTACCGAATCAATCTATTCCATCTCTACACTTCCTGTTAGGTATGACGGAATATTTGATTTTCCTACAGCCGTGAATGATATGATACTATCTATCTTCGGGCTTGCCAAGCACTTAGATATAAACCTGCTTTGGCACATCGAGCAGAAAATGAAGTATAACGAACTCCGTGAAAAGATGCACGGGATGAAGTATTAACTCTCAAATCAAAAAAATGGATGATAAACGAAAACAAATATTGGTAGATTACATATCCTACCTGTATACGACGGGTAGGAGCTATGATAGCATCGGGAAATACATCAAATATGTGACTGATTTTCTTGAAAATTCCGAAGAAATCAATCGTCATGGTTATTATAAATATAAACATAAAAATGCTGATGCTATGGTGCGCCATTCGTTTATGTGTGAGGCTGTTTGTGATTTATTGTCTTATCTTAAAATCGGATATGGCCGACGGGAAAAGGCTGTAAAGCCTTTGGAGAAACTTGAGGTTATTTCAGAGAAGAATAAGAAACTGCTTAATGATTTTATAATATGGTTGACTGATAACAATGATTATTCCTCTCACACAATTGATGTCTATTATACCTCGTTGAGAAAATATTTTGAATACGCCAATGAACTAAATATGGATAATTGCAGACGATTTATAAAAAGCCTTGAAGAGGAAAAACTTTCTCCAGCTACCATTCGATTACGTATTACAGCCATTGAGAAGTTCTCCAAATGGGTGAAGAAACCTATTGAACTGAAACGACCTAGAATGAAACGCAAGTTGGATGTAAACAATGTGCCGACAGAAGAGGAATATAATAGGTTACTGGAGTATCTGAAAACAAAACTCAACAAGGATTACTATTTCTTCATTAAGGTATTGGGTACTACAGGAGCTCGGCTCTCGGAGTTTCAGCAATTCACGTGGGAGGATATAGCGGCCGGCGAAGTTGTTTTGAAAGGGAAAGGGAACAAGTATCGGCGTTTCTTTTTCCAAAAGCAATTGCAGAGGGAAGTGAAGGACTATATAAAGGAGACAGGCAAGTCCGGTACTCTTGCTGTTGGGAGATTCGGGCCGTTGACTCAAAGAGGTCTTTCACAGCATCTGAAAGTATGGGGTAAACATTGTGGTATTGATTCGAAAAAAATGCACGCTCACGCCTTCCGGCACTTCTTTGCTAAAATGTTCCTGAAGAAAACCAAAGATGTAATTCAATTAGCAGACCTTCTTGGTCATGGTAGTGTAGATACAACAAGAATTTATTTACAAAAAAGTTATGATGAACAACAAAGAGACTTTAATAAAAACGTTACGTGGTAGTGTAGCCCAGCTCAATGAATTGTCGGATATGACTGAAGGCATAGATGTTTATGACGCTGCCGGATATGTTGATACTGAATTTCTTATGGAAGCGCTTTCCTGTGTTAATACTTTCATGGATGCGAGTAATATGGTTATTGCGAAAATATCTTCGCTGTTAGCGCCAGACGCTCCAGATGATGAAAAGAAGAAGCAGGCTGATGAAGGTAAGAAATGGAATGTGGAAGAAATACTGAAACATTGTACTCTTGAGGATAGTGTTCTCAAACTTCCGAAAGTACAATTCAATAAGAAATCCTATGCTGAAGCAAAGAAATGGATAGAAGAAGCTGGCGGCTCATGGCAGGGAGGTAAGATACAGGGATTCACATTCCCTTTTAATCCGGAACGTGTGTTCTCCATCTTGAAAGAAGGTAAGCGATGCGATTTGCAAAAAGATTTTCAGTTCTTTGAAACACCTGCTGATATTGCAGACTGGCTGGTAATGCTTGCCGGTGGAATTCACGAAACAGATACCGTACTTGAACCAAGTGCCGGACGTGGTGCTCTGATAAAAGCGATTCATCGGTCGTGCCCGTCAGTAACAGTTGAATGCTATGAACTGATGCCGGAAAACAGGGAGTTCCTTCATACACTTGATAACGTAATATTGCTTGATGAAGATTTTACGAAAGACAGTGTAGGGCATTACACTAAGATTATTGCTAATCCTCCATTTTCCGGTAATCAGGATATTGACCATGTAAGACTTATGTATGAACGCTTGGAAGAAGGTGGAATTCTTGCGGCTATAACCAGCCGGCATTGGAAATTTGCGTCTGAAAAGAAATGTGTTGAGTTCCGGGAATGGCTGGAAGAAGTTCATGGAGAAGTTTTTGAAATTGGAGCCGGTGAATTCAGGGAAAGTGGAACGACTGTTAGTACTATGGCAGTTGTAATAAAAAAGTAATTCAAAACAATATAGAAATGAATAAAAAAGGAAGCGGGAAAAACCCGCTCCCTCCAAAAAATTATTTTTCAACCCTGCCAAGATAAACGTTTTGAACGTCTCCATAATAGTTTATATTGGTGATGTTGTATATTATTGCCGGGGTTGTTTTCTGATATTTTTTGGAAATATAATTTGATAATAAATTTGAAATAACCCCAGCTGCTATAGTTAATAGTAGTGGTGTCATATTTTTATCAATATTTAATTTGACAATAATCGTACTTGGAAGGATTTGAACCTACATATCCATTTGTCAGATGGAGCTTATCCATTCGGCCACAAGTACAACAACGATGCAAAAATAATAATTTTAAAATAAAACTTATAGTGTATGGCAAAGATTTATGTAGCAAGTAGTTGGAGAAACTCATATCAACAGGATGTTGTATCGTTTCTCAGAAATAAAGGTCACGAAGTATATGACTTTAGGAATCCCCCTCATGGCAATGGTGGTTTTCAATGGTCTGATATAGATCCTAATTGGCAGCAATGGACAACAGAACAATACAGAGAAGCTCTCAATCATCCGATTGCACAAAAAGGATTTAATTCTGATTTCAATGGTATGCAATGGGCTGATGTGTGCGTAATGGTTCTTCCTTGTGGTCGGTCAGCCAATACAGAAGCCGGATGGATGAAAGGTGCAGGCAAAAAGGTGATGGTTTATTCTCCGGAAAAAGAAGAACCAGAACTTATGTATAAGATATACGATTTTGTGAGTGATAGCATATTTCGTATCAATGATGAGATAATTGGAGTATAACAGAATAGAAATGAGTAAAAGTATAGTCGTAAAAAAAGCCTGCTAATTATTAATCAGCAGGCACAACTTCCAGAAAGCTGTTTAATCAAGATATTTATCTATCATCTTATTAATCTGATGGACAGCTACACCGCCAATGATTGTTATCAAAAGGAGTATTATATATTCCATTTGTTAGGATTTTATAAGTTTGCAAACTAACCTATCTTGATGACAAAGCGTAAATCTCCCACACGGAGACTTCTAACCACCTCTTCTGTTTATCTTGATAATAGCCATTCTAGTGAAAGAAAGTAGAAACCCTAGAAGTGCAGCGCAAAAGTAAGAATTATATAATTAAAAAAGTAATGAATATTGGAATATTAGCAGTCGATAGCAATTATCCTAATCTAGCTTTGATGAAGATAAGTAGCTATCACAAGGCAATAGGTGATAATGTAGAATGGTATAATCCCCTTTGTTCTTATGATAAGGTTTACATTGCAAAAGTATTTAGCTTTACGCCCGATTACGGCTATTACATCAATGCCGATCAAGTCGAGAAAGGCGGTACAGGGTATGATATAAAAAAGGTTCTTCTACCGGAAATTGATAGAATGATTCCTGATTACGATCTGTATAATGTTGATAAGAATTTGGCTTATGGCTTTTTGACAAGGGGCTGTCCTAATCGTTGTAAATGGTGCGTTGTACCTGCCAAAGAAGGAAACATCACTCCTTACATGGATATTGCGGAAGTATCTGCTGGACGAAAAAATGTGATTCTTATGGATAACAACGTACTTGCATCTGAGTACGGGTTACAGCAGATTGAAAAAATAATCTCCATGGGCGTGCGGGTTGACTTTAATCAGGGATTAGATGCCCGGCTGGTAACGGATGATATAGCCCGGTTGCTTGCAAAGGTGAAATGGATAAAGCGTATACGATTCGGTTGTGATACACCGGGACAAATCGCGGAATGTGAACGGGCTACGGCTTTGATTGATAAGTATGGTTATAAGGGCGAATACTTTTTCTACTGTATATTATTGAATGACTTTAAGGAAGCATTTACCCGCGTTAATCATTGGAGAACAAAAGGCGGGCGGTTCTTACCACATTGCCAGCCTTACCGGGACTTAAATAATCCTCATCAAATTATTCCTCAATGGCAAAAGGATTTAGCTGGATGGGCTGACAAAAAGTGGATTTTTAGAAGTTGTGAATTTAAAGACTTTACCCCGCGAAAAGGGTTTGTTTGTAGTGAGTATTTTTATTAACAAAAGAATAGAAATGTACTTTTGTTAAAAGACCAAGTTTTTTTAATGAATAAGACCAAGTAAAACCTTGCAAGTTCTTGAAGAATTATCAAGGATTTGCGTAAAACAGAAGAATAACGATTCTACTTATTGTGCCCCGGAGCATAATATCTCGCAGACTTACTGCCTGTCACTTTCTTTATTTGTCCTGGAGGAATTGTTTTATCCTTATGTGGGTGAACCCTCACCGACATACATGAAGTAATGTTAAGGCATAATGATATGCAGAATAACGTAAGTAGTAATTTGGTTCTCATATAATCTATTTTTTTATTAAACAAGTAGTAACAAAAAAAGTTTGGAACAATGAAAGCAATAACAATAAAGCAACCGTGGGCCTCATTAATCGTTCATGGTATCAAGGATATTGAGAACCGGAGTTGGCGAACAAATTTCCGTGGACGTGTCCTTATTCATGCTTCCGGTTCCCATGGTAGAAAGTTTAGCGTTGACCTAACTGATGCGCAGTCAAAGGCAGCATTTGCTACAATAGCTAAAGAAACCATGTTTGGAAATATGCCTTTTGGCTCCATCATCGGTAGTGTGGAGATTGTAGACTGTGTGCAAAACCATCCATCCATTTGGGCGGATAAAGGTGTATATAATTGGGTATTGGCTAATCCTATTCTATTCCCTGAACCTATCCCGGTAAAGGGGAAATTATCATTTTGGGAATATGATAGAATCCAGGAACCTGAATCAGACGGGTATCACAAGAATTGTATGTGTCGTATATGCGTTGATGAAAAAGTCCAAATAACGAGTATGGGGGATTATTTTGTATGCAGATATTGTGGTGGACGTTGGTATAAGTAATTTTGATGTTGAACCTGGGTGTATCGGTTATCTGATACATCCTTTTATTTTTGTGATGATGAAAGTAGTTGTAACCGGCAGTGAGGGATTTATTGGTAAAGCCCTTTGCCGAGAATTAGCAAAAAGAGGTGTTGAAGTCATAGGACTTGATCGAAAGTGTGGTACTGAAGCTACGGAAGTATGCGAGCTCCTGAAGAATGGGGGGATTGATTGTGTGTTCCATTTGGCGGCGCAAACCAGTGTGTTTAATGGAAACCTGGAACAAATCAGGAGAGATAACATTGATACTTTCATGCGAGTAGCTGATGCTTGCAATCAAAATCATGTGAAGTTAATATATGCCAGTTCGTCAACGGCTAATCCGGAGAATATCACTTCTATGTATGGAATAAGCAAGTATTTCGATGAACAGTATGCATCTATCTATTGTAAGGCTGCGACCGGGTGCCGGCTGCATAATGTATATGGACCTAATCCGCGAAAAAGAACTCTTCTCTGGTTCCTGATGGAAAAGGAAAACGTGTCATTATACAACTGTGGTCAGAATATCCGGTGCTTCACTTACATAGATGATATTGTTGAGGGACTTATCTATGCGGTGGGCTGTAAACGTCAGCTCATCAACATCTGTAATGTTCAGCCTGTGACTACTATGTATTTTGCATCTTTAGTAAAATACTACAAACCGATTGAAATAGAGTTGATTAATAAAAAACGAGATTTTGACAATTTGGAGCAATCGGTGAACCGGGATATCTATTTAGTACCTTTGTCTTACACATCTGTCGAGGACGGAGTAAAGAAGATTTTTGATGAAAGGAAAGGGAAAGATATGTCGTATTGATGACTGGGATAAGCTGGAAGCGGTGAAAGGTAAGAGCTGGTCTCATCAGGAACGGTTATGTGATTTGAGAGAAAAGGTGTCACTTCATAAAAAGGGTGATATCTATTACATCTCCCAGTTCACCCGTTCCAAGACCGGTACCAGCTTTTCAGAAATTAAACAGTCGGAGGAACTTGCATCATTCTTTGCAGAGAGAGCGTGTGAGTTTCTCCGCCGCTTCATTGTAGGGGGATGTGAAGGATGGTGTATAGTCACCACACCGCGACGGAGACACTACGAGGGCTTTCATTTTGCAACCTCTATCTGCACGAAAATAGCTGGGGCGGTGAAAATACCATTCTATGAGAATGCAATCCAGTGCCTAACTAAAGATAGATTGAATCCGGAATTCTTTCTTCTTCGTCCGATAAAGGAAAAGAAGATAATAGTGTATGATGACATATTAACAACCGGCAGTACATTACTTGCCACCTATGAGCTTTTAAGAGATAGAGAGCAGCTTCTTTTTCTCATAGGAATAAACAATAATTGATATGGGAAAGCAAGAGAAACCATTAACATTCAAGCAAGAGAAATTCTGTAAATACTACGTTGATACAGAAGGTAATGCTAGTGAAGCATATAGGATGTCTTATGATGCGTCAAAGATGAAACCTGAAACAATTTGGAGTGCTGCTAGCAGATTGTTAGCCAATAGCAAGGTTAGTGCAAGGATAAGTGAGATTAAGCAACAAAGGGCGAAAGAGACTGAAGTGGAGAGGAAAACGGTCGAGAAGGTATTAATGGATATTGTACTCGCTGATCCCGATGATTTACATTATGTAGACCCTGTTACCGGGAAAACAAAGATGAGAAGTCCGTCCCAACTTCCAAAGCGTGCCCGCAATGCGTTGAAGAAGATTCAGAATAATAGAGGAGTGGTTAATTATGAGTTCAACGGCAAGACAGAAGCCGCCCGGATTCTTGGTGCCTGGAATGGATGGGAAGCCGATAAGAATGTCAACATCAAAGGTGGAGACGGAAATAAAGTCGGTGAACTTCGTATCGGATTTGAAGATAATGAGAATTCGGAAGAATAGAACAATTTGAACTGCAAAATCCGGTATTCACCCTACGGGGAAACCTTACTTTTAGAACAATATGGTTATAAATTATAAGAAGCTAAATCCTAACGGATTCTATCTATTGAAGTACTTGAATGATGAGACTATCCGTTTTATCATTCTCTATGGAGGTTCATCTTCCGGTAAGTCGTACAGTGTGGCACAAACAATACTGATACAGACATTACAGGACGGTGAGAACACTCTTGTCATGCGTAAAGTAGGAGCTTCTATTCTCAAAACCATTTATGAAGATTATAAAGTCGCTGCGGCCGGTCTTGGCATATCCCATTTGTTCAAGTTCCAACAGAATACTATTAAGTGTCTGGTTAATGGTGCGAAGATAGATTTTTCCGGTCTTGACGATCCGGAAAAGATAAAAGGTATCTCCAACTATAAGCGTGTTCAGTTAGAGGAATGGTCAGAGTTCGAGCATCCGGATTTCAAGCAGCTACGTAAGCGTTTGCGTGGTAAGAAAGGGCAGCAGATTATTTGTACCTTTAATCCGATCAGTGAAAGCCACTGGATAAAGAAAGAGTTCATTGATAAAGACAAATGGCATGATGTACCGATGACGGTTACCATTGCCGGCAAAGAGTTGCCGAAAGAACTTACCAAGGTCAAATCCGTAAAGAAGAATGCACCCAGGCAAATACTTAATCTTCGTACTAAGCAAATCGAGGAACAGGCACCTAATACAGTTATTATCCAATCTACCTATTTGAATAATTTTTGGGTGGTCGGTAGTCCTGACGGTACGTATGGTTTCTATGATGAGCAATGTGTTGCCGACTTTGAGTATGATAGAGTCCACGATCCGGATTATTACAATGTGTACGCATTGGGAGAGTGGGGTGTTATTCGTACCGGTAGCGAGTTCTTCGGTTCGTTCAACCGTGGCAAACATTCCGGTGAACATAAATATATCCCGGACCTGCCTATTCATATATCAGTAGATAATAACGTACTGCCATATATCAGTGTGTCGTACTGGCAAGTAGATTTCACTACCGGTATCAAGGTTTGGCAGTTCCATGAGACATGCGCCGAAAGTCCAAACAATACAGTAAAGAAAGCCTCCAAACTTGTTGCAAAGTTTCTGAAATCTATCCAATATTCTGATAGGTTATATGTACATGGTGATGCATCAACGAAAGCGGCAAACAGCATTGACGATGAGAAGCGTTCCTGGATGGACTTGTTCATAGACACATTGCAGAAAGAAGGGTTCGAGATTGAAGATAAGGTAGGCAACAAGAATCCGAGTGTTACTATGACCGGTGAGTTTATCAATGCTATCTTTGATTGTACTGTTCCCGGTATAGAGATATACATTGACGAATCATGTTCGGTATCTATTGAGGACTACATGAGCGTACAGAAAGATGCTAACGGTGCCATTCTTAAAACTAAGGTCAAGAATAAAACTACCTTGCAGACTTATGAGGAGCACGGGCACCTGTCTGATACGTTCCGATATGTCGTTGTGGATTTGTGTAGTGAGCAGTATATAGAGTTTAGTAACCGGCGAAAAAGAAACTTGTATGCTTGTAATGGCACTATTAATTTCTTCAATCCAGATACCGAGTGTAAATACACTAAGAAGATTCTATATGTGATGCCGAATGTTAATGGGAAATTTGTCCTTATACAAGCGTTTAGATGTGGAAATAAATGGCATGTTGTTGATGTCGTATTTATGGATACTACTTCAACAGAAGATATACGTTCTTCTATTTTGTCCCATGAATCTGATTCATGTGTAATTGAATGTACAGATGCTTATTTCCCTTTTATCCGGGAACTCCGTTCTAGTACAAACAAGGAGATTCGTGTAATGAAAGAGTTTCCGGATGTAGATAAGCGTATTGCTGCAACATCTGATTATGTGAAAAATAGTATTCTTTTTTCTGCATCAAAAGTAGAATCTGATACGGAATATGTTGCCTTCATGAATAACCTGATGGACTATAATAAAGATAGTGAAACAAAAGAGGCCAGTGCTGTTTTGAGTGGGCTAGTACAGTTCGTTGTAAAATTAGGTTTGAATTGAATTGTGTTATATGTAGTTGAAAATAAGAATGTTATATTGTTGGCATTATGTTTTCGTAATTTCAAGATTTTAGTGTTTTGGAAAACGGTTTTCCTTTTTACTTAGTTTTGCTCAAAAAGGAACCCAATGAATATTTTTTTTGATAATCTATTTGGAAAGAAATCTAAGACTAAAGGTGAAGTTGAAATAGTTACTTCATCTGAAAATAAGGATATAGATACTCAAAGTGGCAAGGCTGAAAAATGGTCAGTTGCATACATTGAGGACCTTACTAGTCCTATTGTAGCGGGCAGTAACTATCTAACGCTATTCAGTACGATACCTGAAGTCTTTTTCCCGATCGATTATATTGCATCGCGAATTGCAGGTGCTAATTTTCAATTGAAGAAAACTAAGGATGACAGTATAGTATGGGCGAATAAACGAATGAATGGCATACTTAGTCGTCCTAATTGTTTGATGCGTTGGAAAGAATTGATTTATCAGCACCATATTTATAAATTGTGTACAGGGAATAGCTTTATTCGTGCCGCTATGCCTGATGTCTTTTCTACAGCTGAAAAATGGAGATATTGCGATAATTATTGGGTGCTACCTTCTGATAAGACTATTGTAGAACCTGTTTACGGGAATATGCCATTGTTTGGCATTGCCCAAACAGAAGATATTATTCGTAGCTATCGTTTGGAGTATGGTTGGAATGGTAGTTTGGAAATTCCTCCATACCAAATATGGCATGATAGAGACGGAAGTGCAGAGTTCTATTCAGGGGCTATGTTCTTGAAGTCCAAAAGTCGTCTTGCTTCCCAAAATAAGCCAATGTCAAATCTAATAGCTGTATATGAAGCTAGAAATGTGATTTATGTAAAGCGGGGTGGATTGGGCTTTATTGTAAGTAAGAAAACTGATGCTACCGGTTCAATAGCGTTGACTGACGATGAAAAGGAACAGCTTTTGAAGCAAAATTTTGAGAAGTATGGTGTAAGGAAGGGCCAGGTACCTTATGGTATTTCAGATGCAGACATTGACTTTGTTCGTACTAATCTTTCTATTGCAGAGTTACAGCCGTTTGAAGAGACTTTGGCTGATGCAATAAATATTGCAGGGGCATACGGCATCCCAGCCGTTCTTGTTCCGCGAAAAGACCAGTCCACATTTAGCAATCAGGCTACTGCTGAAAAGAGCGTATATTGTTCAACTGTTATTCCTATGGCCAAACAATTCTGCAAGGATTTTACAGCTTTCCTTGGTCTTGAAGGAGGGGGATATTATTTGGATTGTGATTTCTCTGATGTTGATTGTTTGCAGGAAGGATTGAAAGAATCCGAGGACGTAAAGACAAATATAAATAAACGTTGTCGTGAACAATTCTCATGTGGGCTTATAACACTCAATGACTGGCGTGCCCAAATAGGCGAAAGTATGATAGAAAATCCCTTGTTTGACAAATTGAAATTTGATATGTCAGATGAGGAACTGGATAAAGTAAATCGAGTTTTTAACACTAAAAGTGGAGATGAAAAAGATGGAAGAGAAAATCAAAAGCCTTCAGTACAAGACAAAGGCAAATGATGTTGATGAGAAGGGTATCGTTACCGTTGCGGTGAACGGTATCGGTGTGAAGGACTCACAAAATGACATATCTATGCCCGGCTCATTCAATAAGACATTGAAAGAAAATATTGGTCGGATGCGTTGGTTCCTGAATCATCGTACAGACCAGTTGTTAGGTGTTCCGTTGAGTGGTAAGGAAACAGAAGGTAATTTGGTTATGGTCGGTCAGTTAAATCTTGAAAAACAGATTGGACGTGATACGTTGGCTGATTATAAGCTGTTTGCAGAGAATGGAAGAACCCTAGAACACTCTATCGGAGTAAAAGCTATCAAAAGGGATTCTATCGATCCTTGTAAGGTGCTTGAATGGCGTATGATGGAATATTCAACATTGACAAGTTGGGGGAGTAATCCCCAGACGTTCCTTGTGAATATTAAGTCTGCTACTGCTGACCAGGTAAAGGAGGCTGTTGATTTCGTCCGGAAAGCGTTCTTGCAGCATGGATATAGTGATGAACGTTTAAAAGGATACGATATGGAATTAAGTTTATTACTGAAGAGCCTCAACGGTGGTGCCGTTGTCTCATGTCCTCATTGTGGTTATCAATTTGATTATGATGCAGAAACGGAGCATACCTTTGCCCAACAGGTATTAGATTATGCTGCTGATTATCAGAGATGGATAACACAGGACATTGTAAGGGAAGAAATGGAGAAGCTCACTCCAGAGATTAGAACCCAAGTAATTTCTCTTATTGATTCTGTCAAATCAGAAAAGAAAGAATTTACTCAAAAGGGTCTACAAGACCTTATGAATTATGTAAGATGTCCCCACTGTTGGGGAAAAGTATATCGTTCGAATGCTATTCTGCAAAATACTTCTGAAGATACCACCGGAAAAAATGAGCCGTCTGTTGACACTCAAGAAAAGAATGACGGGGAAAATGGGGACGATGAAGTAACGATTAAAGCCGCTGATAATGGCACTTTACTCGATTTCAAGAGTTTGAATAGCTGTTTCGAGAATAAATAACTTAAAATTTAAATTTTATGCCAATTAGAAAATTTACAGTATCAGATTTTAATCTGAAAACGGACGGTCTGCCGGCAGAACAGAAAACATTTATGGAAAATATCGCCGGCATGATGTGTGAAGTAGTTAACAAGTCACTTGAAGGATTTGCTTCACCGGAGGAGGTAACGAAACAGTTTGGTGACATCAATAATCTATTGAAAGCCTATGATGGAGAAAAGTTCCAGCAATTGGTAAAGGACAACGAGCAACTTGTAGAACAAGTTAAAACTCTTGGTGAAAGTATCGAGAAAATGAAGCAGAAAGGTCTTTCTATGGATACTATCAACAAGTTCGATGAGAAGTTGAACGAGATGCTTGATTCTGAAAAATTCAGAGATTTCGCAGAAGGAAAAACACGCAAATCAGGAGAATTTGACGGCTTCTCCTTGAAAGATGTCGTTTCCATGACTGACAACTACACCGGTGATTTGTTGATTACTCAACAACAGAAACGTGTTGTGACTCAGGTTGCCAACAAAAAGTTGCATATGCGTGATGTATTAACGACGCTGACAGCTGATCCTGCATATCCTCAACTCGCCTATGCGCAAGTATATGCTTTCAACCGTAATGCCCGTTTTGTAACTGAGAACGGTCGTTTACCGGAATCAAGTATCAAGGTAAAAGAGATACAGACAGGAACTAAGCGCCTTGGTACTCATATCCGTATTTCAAAACGTATGTTGAAATCAAGAGTGTACATTCGTTCCTACATCTTGAACATGCTTCCTGAAGCTGTTTGGATGGCAGAAGACTGGAACATCTTGTTTGGTGACGGTAATGGTGAGAATTTGCTTGGTATTATTAATAATACTGGGGTGACTTCTGTAGAGAAGATTATCAGTACAGCCATTGTTACAGGTGCCGCCGGTGCTGTAAAAGCTATTACCGGATATAACGGTGATAAGGATGTGATTGTAGAGTTTGCAGAACCACAGGATTTGATTCTTGATGGAATGAGTATCACGTTCGCTGGTGCTGCTGTTCTCACTGAACTGAACAAAACACACGCTCTTGTGAAAATGGAAGATGGTCGTATCCTTATTCCTGGTGTCGCGTTCTCCGGTGCTGAAACGGCTACGGATAAAATGACATTCAGTGTTCATGAAGCCGGCTTTAAGAACATTGAGGAACCCAACTCTGAAGATGTAGTGAAAACAGCTTTCGCCGCAATGACATATGCCCAGTATTTTCCGAATGCCATTATTCTTAATCCAATGACTGTTAACGGTATGGAATCAGAGAAAGATACGACAGGACGTAATCTTGGTATCGTTAAAATGGTTGATGGGGTGAAATATATTGCCGGTCGTCCGATTATCGAGTATGGTGGCATTCTTCCAGGTAAGTATCTTTTAGGTGACTTTAACCAAGCCGCAAATTTGGTTGATTATACCACTTTGACACTTGAATGGGCTGAAGATGTGGAGACCAAGCTTTGCAATGAGGTTGTGCTGATGGCACAAGAAGAAGTTATCTTCCCGATTTATATGCCGTGGGCTTTCGCTTATGGGGATTTGGCCGCATTGAAGACTGCAATAACTAAAGCGTAGGATTATGGATTACATACTTAGAGGTAACGATAAGGATGTAACCAATGTGCTTAAAGAGCAACGCATTCGGATTAATAGAGGGATGATTCAACTCATCCCTATTTCCGAATGTGGTCTTGTTACAGAAGAAGATGCCCGAAAGACATTGGAATGTATGCTTGCAGAGAAAAATGAAGAGATTGGCAGGCTTACTGCATCCATTGCAGAGAAAGATAAGACAATTGTTGAACTGACAGAAGAGCGTGAAACAATGAAAGCTCGCATTGCAGAACTTGAAGTACAGGTGCCTTCTGATGAAAAGAATCTTCCGGTTGCCGATTCAAAAGATTTGCAAGAGGAAGATGCCAAGGAGGTAACTGTTACAGATGATAAAGCCGTTTCCGTGGAAGATGAAAAGAAAACCGGGAAAGGCAAGACTTCTAAATAACTATCGCTATGTTGATTGATGTTTCATATTTTATGTCAGGTCCCAGGCATATTGAGAATGTTTCGGTCGCTGAAATGCCTTCGCCCCAATCTCTTGCTGTGAATGAGGTGATAAATGGGTATATTAAGGCATTTCAGCCCGAATTTCTCCGGAATGTTGTTGGTTTGACTCTTTCCCAAGCTATCACAGATTACTTGGAGCTTATTGAACGGGAAAAGGAAGATTCTTCAGATGAAGTTGATATTTCAGAAGAGAAGGAAGAATCCCAGTCCGGATATGCAGTATTGTGCGAGAAGCTGTGTGAACCGTTCGCTGACTATGTATTATATCATATTCTTCGTGATGCAAACACCCAAGCTACAATAACCGGGCTTGTCCGTTTGAAATGCGCTAATGAATATGTAGCTCCTTTGAAGAGACAAGTAAGCACATGGAATAGCATGGTAGAGAAGAATAAACAGTTTGTTGAATGGGCTATGTCAAATGATTGTCCTTTCGATGTGAAAATAACCAAGAATCTTTTGACCCCAATTAATGCTTTCAATTTATGATAGATTTAGATATAACAGAACTGTTTGAGGAGATTGTAAAGGAACTTCCAGAAGGGCTTGAAATCCTCTATCCAAATGGGAAAGGGGGAACTAAAGTTGTGAAGTCCCCAAGGTTGAATTACATCTTCGGTAGCAGTCAATATATCAAAGATATTTTAGATGAATACAGTAAGTCTTCTGCCCAGTCTGAAAGGAAGTTTCCATTGGTTGCACTATTTACTCCAATTAGTGAGGATAGAGGTGACGCGGATTATTTTTCAAAAGCAAAGGTTTCGTTAATTATAGCTTGCTCTTCTTGTAAAGAGTGGAGCAATGAGATGCGCAGAACCACATCTTTTAAAAATATCCTTCGGCCAATCTATAAACGTTTATTGGAAGTATTATATGAAGATTCCCGGTTCGACTGCGACTATGACGAAAAAGTGAAACATAGTTATTCAGAAAACTATTCATATGGCAGATACGGAGCCTATACAGATTCCGGTGAGGCTGTGAGCGAGCCGATTGATGCCATAAATATACGCTCGATGGAAATAAAAATTAATAATCTTAATTGTAGAAGAAAATGAGAAAGATTAGAACGTGTAAGGGTTCCCGGATGAACACTGGTAGTTCTGCTTGTAGTATTGACTGGAAAAAAGTCAAAGGTGCTATCTTGGCGGAACATGGTGTCAAACTCCCTGCTGATATAACAGGTGAGAAATTGCTCGAATTGTGCCATGCAGACCGTCCCGGGCGTATTTACCCTATTTTTCCATTCCTGGAGTATGCCAAGAATGGTGGAGAGCCCCAAGTTAATGCTGTAGGGTACGGTGCAAGTGAATACAACGGGCTAAGCGCTCAAACAGACACCTTCACTTTGAAGAAATTTGATGAGGTTTTGAATGCCCAGCTTCTGAAATGTGCCAATAAAGGATGGGACGTTTACTTTTGGAATCAGGATAATATGTTGATCGGTTATAATGATGACACTGATATCCTTGCCGGTATTCCGATGTCTACTGTTTATCCGACCGTGACACAGTACCCGACCAGTAGTGCTAAGTCTGCGATGACTGTTAGTTTTTCACATGAAGATGTGGAAGACAGCCAATTGCACTTTGATTACGTGCAGTTAGACTTCAATCCCAAGAATTTCGTTAAAGGCTTGGTTGATGTTGTGTTTCAAAAGTTGGAGGCCGAAAATACTTACAAAATAGTTGAAGTTGTTGGTGGTTATGACCGTACAGAAGAATTTGGCAGTCTTATTGCTGATGGTGCTGCTGAAGTTATGAATAACGTAACTTCTGCTACGTATTCGGATGGTATCATTACCATTGTTCCTAAAGCTGGGGCGGTTCCTTCGTTGAAAGCTCCTTCTGTATTGTATGAAAAAGGAATCAGAGGTATTGAGCAGGTGTCATGAAGGTAGATAATGTTACGTTCGTCGAGGTTGCTGTGAAGGGCATGACGAAGGAAGAGTTTATTAATGCGCACATTAAAGTCGTGTGGCAGGAACTGAAGGAAGCTGACCGCAAGAAGAAGCTCTCGGAAGTGTACGATGCGATAACTAAGTAACCGACGGGCTGGGGTGTGATTACAGCCCGGCCCGTTATATTTTTACTGTATGGCAGATTTTGATGAATTACATAGAGTTATTCATTCCATTGCATCCGGGTTTGAAGAGGAATGTATTAGGTGTATGGAAGAACATAAGAATGTGCTCGTTGATTGCATTCAGGAGCAATTATATTCCGGTCTGGACGGTACTGAACATCTATTGAATCCTGATTATGATACTGACACCTATTTTAACGAGCCCGGTCCCTGGCAGAACCGTGCGGAACAATATAAACGATGGAAGGAGAGGATAACTCCACCTCTTAGAAGTGAGATGCTTTATTTGCCACCGCGTCCGGTTGAGGTACCTAACCTCTTTATTACTGGTACTTTCTATGATAGCATAACTGCCGATAGAATTGATTCCGGGCTTCGATTCTCAACGAAAGGATTTACGGACGGTAGTTCTATTGAGAAGAAATACGGTGAGCAGATTTTAGGCATTGGTGATACAGCTAAAGAGTACTTTAATATTATGTATCTCCGTCCCTGGATGGAACGTTTCTTTTCAGAATGTGGATATCGGTAGAAAATGGCTTGTAGTTGCGAAATAAAAAAGATGCAGAGTGAACTGGAACGTATCAGTGATCTTGCAAAGAAAGCAGCTGTCTTGGATGGTTGCATGTATGTCGTTTATCAGAAAGAAGATGGTACCTATGCTTTTGATAAACTAGGAGTTGAGATAAAAGGAAAGATTGTTGAATATAGACATTACCTGTAATTATGGCAGATTTAAAATTAAAAGATTTCGTTGATGAGAACGATTTGCAGAAATTGGTGGAGCTTGATAATACTATTGAGCGTGTGAGGGCTGATTATGTTAATGCGGCCAAAGAATTAGCAAAAGGTTTGAAACTAAATGTAGAAGGCGTTGCTGATCTTGAAAAGTTGAGTAATCTTTATAATACCCAAGCAAAAACGGCTGGCTCTGCATCTGCTGAATTAACCGAGGCTCTTAGAAAACAGTCTGAAATAACTCAAACTGTCAGTAAGAAGATAGAGGAAAAGCTAAATGTAGAGAAATTATCTGCTGCTGAATTGAAGAAACTAACCAAGGCAAACTCGGATAATGCTGCGTCCTTGGAAAAGGCTGTTAAAGCGGAAGCTAACTTGACAAAAGCGCAGAATGCCGGTAATACTACTCGTAAGAAAGCTGTTTTATCTGAAGAAGAACGTTTAAAACTTATCAGAACTGCTATTACCTTGACTAATCAGGAAGTACATAGCCGTTCACAAGCAAAGGAAATGAATAAGCAGCTACAAAAGGCTGTTGATGTTTTGAAAGATACGGATGAAAACTATATTCGTACACTTGCCCGTCTTAATTCTACTATTGGAATCAACACTGATTACATAAAGCGAAATTCCGATCGATATAGTCAACAGAAAATGACCATTGGTGCATATCGGGAAGAAGTAAAGGCGGCATGGATTGAAATACAGAACGGTAATAAGTCCATGCAGAACATGGGAATTATTGCCCGGAATGCTGGAATGATGCTTAAAACGGAGATGGCTCCTGGGCTAAACAAAGTTGGTGCAGGATTGAAAGGGTGGGCTGCTGGATATATTGGTGCACAAGCTGTTGTTAGTGGAGTTGTTGCTTTATTTACAAAACTGCGTGAAGGAGTAGGTGATATTGTTAAATTTGAATTAGCTAATAGTAGGCTTGCTGCAATATTAGGAACCACTTCTGATAAAGTGAAGGAGTTAACTGCGGATGCTCAACGTTTGGGTGCTACAACGAAATACACTGCATCCGAAGCTACGGATTTGCAAATAGAACTTGCTAAACTAGGTTTTACTCGAAAAGAAATATTAGATGCAACAGAGCACGTTCTAAAATTTGCACAAGCTACCGGGGCAGAATTAGCAGATGCGGCTTCATTGGCAGGTGCTTCTCTTCGTATGTTTAATGCTGATACAAGAGAAACTGAAAGATATGTGTCTGCGATGGCTGTCGCAACAACCAAAAGCGCATTGTCGTTTTCATATCTCGCTACTGCATTACCAATTGTTGGACCGGTTGCAAAAGCCTTTAATTTCAGTATTGAAGATACTTTGGCTTTGTTGGGTAAATTATCGGATGCCGGCTTTGATGCTTCAATGGCTGCTACTGCTACCCGTAATGTTTTTCTAAATTTAGCTGATAGTAATGGAAAGCTGGCAAAGGCGTTAGGTAAGCCCGTTAAAACATTGCCTGAGTTAGTTGAAGGATTGAAATCGCTAAAAGAAAAAGGGGTAGACTTGAATACTACTCTTGAATTAACTGATAAGCGTAGTGTTGCCGCTTTTAATGCCTTTCTCACCGCTGTTGATAAAATATTACCACTTAGAGAACAGATTACTGGTGTAGAACGTGAATTGGGCGATATGGCTCACACGATGGGAGATAATGTTCATGGAGCTCTTGCTAACTTATCTTCAGCATGGGAAGCGTTTATGCTTTCTTTCTCCGAGTCAACGGGACCTGCTAAGGAGTTTCTTAATTGGATGGCTGATAAAATAAGAGGTATCGCCAATGATTTGAAATCTCCTGAAGAAAAAATAGAAAAGATAGATTATAATTTTAGAACACTTGCAAAAAAAGATGCGAACAAAAAGTTATTGGAAGTAGAAAAAGATTTTCAGGCAGAATATAAGAGGCTTATTGATGCTGGTGATACAGAGGAACAAGCATACACAAAAGCTGTTATTCAAATGAAAAATAAACGTATTGAAGTAACGGCCCAAGAGAGAGAAGCTTTAAAACGGATGAAAACTCGTGCTCAATATGCAACATCAGAGTTTGAAGATATGTCTTGGATAAAGAATGGTGCTGCTAAAATGTTTGGCTATTACACGTCGGAAGCAGAAAAAGCGGATAAGGCTCAGTTGGAATTTTCTAAAAACTTATTCAAAATAGCATCTAGCGATGAGTTTAATCGTGGACTTGATGTGATTGCAGAAAAGTTCCGTCCAAAGGGTAACGACAAAAATGGTTCAGGTATAACAGTCCTTACTGATAAAGAAAAACGTGAACAGGAAAAAGCTCTCAAAGAGAAGCTGAAAATTCATGAAACTTATCAGGAGTCAGAACTAGCTCTTATGGATGAGGGACTGGAGAAAGAACTTGCTAAAATTGGTGTTGCTTACTCGAAGAAGATTGCTGCCGTCAAGGGTAATAGCAAAGAGGAAATTGCTACACGTCAGAATTTAGCTAAGGAAATGCAGGAAAGGCTAGATGAGTTTACTATTAAGTATAATTCTGATCGTGAGAAGAAGGATGTTGAGAACGCTCTTGCTGTTGTAAAAAAGGGGTCCCAGGAAGAACTTGATTTGAAATTGCACCAGTTAGAATTGCAACGTGAAGCAGAAATTGATGCAGCAGAGAAAACAGGTGAAGATGTAATATTGATAGATGAAAAATATGCTAGGAAAAAACAAGAGATTTACGGAAAGTATGCTTCTGATCAGGTAGCATTGATTGCGGAAAATGCAGCCCATGAGCAAGAGATACGTGACGCTGCGTATGTAATGGATATGCTTGCTCTTAAAAAGAAGTTAGCATCCAAGCTAATAACAGAAGAGCAATATGCGATAGAGGAATACAATTTACAACTTGAATATGCACATAAGACTACTGAAGCAGCGATTGAAGCTTTGGAACTGGAATTAACCGTTGAGAATATTACTGCTGAAGAACGTACTAAGATTGTTACTCAGTTGTATGTTTTGAAGGCTGCTCTCGCTAAAAAGGAGGCAGAATTACAGATAAGTGCTATTCAAAATATTACTAAAGCTGAAGATAAAGCGTTAAAAGAACGCCAAAAGAATCTCAAAAAATGGTTGCAAACTGCATCACAAGCTGTAGGGACTATTGGAAATCTTGTTTCTACACTTTATGATGCTCAAATTGATAAGATAGAGGAAGAGCAGGATGCTAATGATGAAAAATATGATAAAGATGTTGAACGGGTTGATAAACTGGCAGAGTCAGGTGCTATTTCCGAAGAAGAAGCAGAAGCGCGTAAACGTGCTGCAAAATCTTTGACAGAAGCAAAAAATGCTGAACTAGAAAAACAAAAACAAGAAATGGCACGTAAACAAGCCATTTGGGAAAAGGCGACTAGTGTCGCTCAAGCTGGAATAGCCACTGCACTGGCAATAACTGAAGCTTTACCGAATATTCCTTTATCTATTGTTATTGGTGCCATGGGAGCAATTCAGGTTGCAACTATTCTTGCAACTCCTATTCCTTCCTATGCAGACGGTACTAAAGGTAATGATAGGCATCCTGGCGGTACCGCTTTAGTTGGTGATGCTGGTAAACATGAGGTTATCATGTATTCTGGAAAAGCATGGATTACTCCTGATGCTCCAACTTTAGTTGATATTCCTAAAGGTGCACAAGTCTTTCCTGATGTTGATAAGGTAGATATCTCTAATTTTGATATGCCGGATTGGGACTTTCCTACATTTTCACCGACATATTTTGCATCTTCTTCCGGTGACACCATTGTTTTCAATGATTATTCCCGATTAGAAAAAAGAGTTGATAGAACAAATCTCCTTTTGATGAAGAGTCTTAAAATGCAGCGTCAGGATGCGTCTAACCGTGATTTTGAACTGTATAAGTTGTCTAAACTGAAATAGCTATGATTGAAAGATTAAATCAGATAACATTGAATGATTTCATTGAGCTTTCATGTGGAAACTATGCTTGTTTGCTTTCGGGTCGCGGATCTGTGTCTGAAAGCATGCTTAAAGAGATGGCATCTAAATTAATTATCGAATACAGAAGCATTGTTAATCCTTCAGGTATGCAGGCTATGATTATGGACAAAGAGGATATGGTGAAGGAACGTGCCAAACTATTGAGCCTTCGTATATGTCAGACTCTTGTTTCTCTTGGCTTTTATGATGATGTTCGTCAGGTGTTGGGCCAACTAAATGTAGATATCCGGGATATGAGTGATGAGCAAGTTATATCGAAGCTTGATTATTTACTTCATTCTGCAATTTTTGAGCAAAAACGGAATGAGGAGAGACGCAGTGAGGAACATAAAGGAAGTAAGGCTACTCCTGAACAAATTCGTTCTTCTTTTGATGCAGAGATTGCTTTTCTAATGACATTCTTTAAAATGAGTATTGATTCCCGCGTAATTAATGCTGCTGTCTATGCGAATATCGTTCATCAAGCTGATGTTGAAATATCGATCAGAAAAAGAAGCACATGATAATATTGGTATTACATATATGCTGTAATTCGATTAATTTTTAATTAAAGCGAATTATTTCATACAGTCGTTTGTACATCTCCTTTAGAATCACAAACGACTTTTTTATGAATAGAAAAAACAGCATCCATTGTATAAATAGGCATTTATACAATGTTTTATTGTCAGAATTACGTACATTAGAGACGAAGTGTAATCGGATAACGGCAGAAGTGTCCGAGGTAAAAAAAATGATTGCCTTATTGCCCCCCGATATAGGCACTCTTATTAGTTCAATCGAGCGTTCTGCTAAGGAAATGCACGAACAAAGTATCATGCACCGGAAATATGTGGAAAGGTGCATTAATGGCGAACCGAAGATACACCTAATAAGGAGGGCTGACAATGGACTTTGAAAAGGAATTATCAGAAATATATCCTTGGATATTAAAGGTGGCAAGAAAATTCTGCTGTTCCATGCAAGATGCTGAAGACTTAGCCGGTGATACAGTTTATAAGCTACTTGTGAATCGTGATAAATTTGATTGTTCTAAACCACTTCAACCGTGGTGCCTTATTATAATGAGGAATACTTATATAATAAGATACAATAGAAATTCCCTTATACATTTTACAGGGCTTGATATGGTAGACGGAAGTGCCATTTCTAACTGTACAGCTCATTCAATACTGTTTGATGATTTGGTTTCCACAATACAACGGTGTGCTAAAAAATCCCGTTGTATTGATAGTGTGATGTATTATGCTAGTGGGTATTCATATGATGAGATAAGTGAAATCCTGAACATTCCTGTTGGAACTGTAAGAAGTCGTATTTCTTCTGCTCGGAAGTTTATACTTCAGGAAATAAACTATTAAACTGTTAAATAGCGTTTGAAAAGGTTTCAGAAGAAAAACTTCACAAAAGTTATACTAGTACTCTTGCCAGTACAACTAATAAAGGCAAAGGTATTACAAAGCCCAGTTATAACCCTTTTTTAATTTCGATGTTGATAAGTAGGAATTCAGAAGTTTCAAGATTGAAAATTTTGTGACCGTATATTGGTTGCCACTGTTTTTTCTATGAATTAAATCTACAAGGGGCCTGTATAATTTATATTGTAATGATAGCGGACTGTAAGCTTTGAATCCTCATTAATAAAGCTGTTTTATTAGGTATTGAGTAAGTTGTGTGAGATTCATACTAACCGGATTTATAGTTAATAAAAATCTGCCATGCAGTAGAAAAATCAATTGTTATATGGCTTAAATAGTGTTGAATTTCAAATTGTAGAATAAAGATTTATCTGTTTTTCAAGATTGAGGTATTGTATTATTTAAAAATATATATTATTTTCGCAAAAGTATAAGGAAAGGAGGATTTAAAATGTAAAATAGAGCAGTTCAGTAGTTTAGCTATAAGAGCATTATTATAAATGAAACCAGAATATGACAATTAAAATGTCATGTTTTGGTTTCGTGCGTTTTAGGAGTTATGAAAATTCCTATAGCTTCCCATGAAAAAAGGAGTTTTATGTTATATTTAAAGATAAAATTATAAAATGAAAGTATTAATAAAATTTGGAAATGTGCGAGAACGGGAAGACGTAAGTCGTCAGTTGAGAGCAAAAGGATGCGATGTCTGTATTGAGCATCTCGCTTTTGGAAGTTACTTTATCAAAGATGATGGAACTATTACACCGATACATAAAGGCGTCAGTAATATAGCGGAAGGAGTGTTTTTGGTGAGTGTCAGTACTGTGACCATGGTATGTGCGGCATCTCGGACAGAAAGGAATCTGAATACTACTGAATATAATTGTAAGAGCAAGGAAGGATATCGTACAGGAGGTGGTAAAACTTTTGAAGATCTATTCAGCCGTGCAGAACGTAAAAAAGGAAAGGTAGTAGATGCGCGAATAGGAAAAACTAATAAATGGGGCGGTCCTGATGTACGGGTAGATGGTGTAGATTATCAATGTAAATGTAGCTTGAGTGCAAAAAGGACGGCTGACAAAATACAAGAGAGAAATGGTTATCCCAATCAATATATTGTTACTAACAGAGAGTTAGCCGAACCTTTGCGCAGGGAATTGAGTAAAAAGGAAAGGGATGGTCTTGTACCGAAGGGTACAGCAAGTCGGGTACTAGAGAGTGAAATTTCCTATTCAAAGGTGAGGGAAACGAACCGACCATGTACTAAAGAATCACTGTTATTTGATTGCGAGACCGCCTCGTCCACAGGAATAGTGACCGCTATAGTTGTTTTTTGTATTACATTGGGAATAGGCTACCTAAATGACAAAACCGTGACTCGTACTCATGTAATGAAAGCTACTAGGTATGGTTTAATAGCAGGAGCAATAGCTTTTATACTACACGTGGTATGGAAACAGTGGCAGAGAATAGATAAGTAAAATATGTGGAGAAGTCGTTAAATTGTTTTGATGTAGTAAACGATAAGTATTAAGGGGATTAATTGAAAAGTCATTTTTATTTCTTGATATAAGTATTGATTTGAAAATCAATTGGTTATGTGGCGTTTTGGCAAATCGTAATTTTCAAGAATTTAGCCAATCGGGAAACCGGTTGGCTTTTTCTATATATTTGCTCGTGAACGTTCAAAAGGAGTTAAAATGCTTTGTAAATATGTGCTTACCGTTGATAGTATTTCCTATAATATTCCCAAATCTTGTATTCAGAATTGGGATGAAATAAAGTTTTCCCGTAAACGCTCCGGGCTTGAGGGGATAACTAGAACTTTTACTTCAAAGTTCCAGTTTGTTGGAGAAGCCTATGTTCTCATATTGGAGGAGTATTTGAGCAAATACCTGGCTTCTAATGCTAGTATCACTGTTTATACTATAACTAATTCTCATACTTATGAAGAATTCTTCAGTTGCCGACTGGATTTCGGTTCATTGACCTATGATGGAAATACTGTTTCTATTAATTCGATAGATGATAGTGTCGCTAATATCATAAAGGCTAACAAAGGAACGCAGTACGAATATTCGGTAGATGAGATAAAAGATACATATCAGCTTTATTATGATAGACTACCGTTTAATTACTACGCGAACTATATATGTGGTGGATACTCTTTAGAAGATGGAGGGCAATATGTTGATTTCTCAAGAGATATAACAGGAAAAACTATATTCCAGTCTCTTCCATTGGAAGTCGTAGAAAAAGACTTACCAGAATCAGATAGTCCTGTAGAAATAAATTCTGTGACTTTAGATACTTCTGTACCTGCTTTTTTAAGGGCGCATAAACCAGTCAAGGTATATATAACCCCCGAATTTAACTTTTATTTAGGCAGAGGAGATGTAATGTTGACACTTGCTAAAGTTGATGGGAACGGTACCACAAGCACTATTGCGAGTTGGATAAATACCGATTATTCAGGAAATACACATACAACAGAAAAAGACACTTATAGACCCGAACAATATCGGGATGTCTATGCAATAGACCTTCAAGATGGTGAATGTCTTCAATTTGTCATACATGATCCGATAGGTAATATGAATGTTAACGGACTTGGAAAGGTGTATTTTTCTAAATATTCACTACAGATAAAATGGACTTCAATAGCATCACCTATCAATATAGATGTGGTAAAACCTATTACTGTTCTGAATAGTTTGCTCAAAAGTATGAATGGTGGTAAAGAGGGTATAAAAGGCGAGATAGCTTCCGGTGTAGACAATCGGTTGGACAATTGCCTTATTTTGGCTGCCGAAAGTATTCGTGGGATATTGTCTGCTAAATTATATACCTCATATACGAAGTTTGTAGACTGGATGGAAGCCTGTTTTGGCTTTGTTCAGAGGATTGAGGGGGATATTGTAAAGTTTGTCCATCGTGACAGCTTATTTACTTTTAATGGTAATAAGAATATATCAAGAAACATTTCAGATTTTCAATTTAAAGTAGACAGTTCTAGGATATATGCACGAGTTAAAGTTGGTTATGATAAAGTTGATTATGAATGCTTGAATGGTCGTGATGAATTTCGATTTACTGCTGAATATACTACTGGATTGCAAGTAACAGATAATACACTAGAGTTAGTGAGCCCTTATCGTGCAGATGCTTATGGCTTGGAAATCGTGTCACAGAAAAGGGGAAGTAGTTCTACTGATAACGAAAGTGATAATGATGTGTTTATCGTTGGCGCAATGCTCGCTTATAATAAGGTTATTGGGAAAGCGGAATATGTACTAGAAAGGAATGCGGATTGGAAGATTGCAGGTGTTCTAAATCCTGATGCAATGTTTAATGTTATGTATTGGCAGAAAGCTATGTTGAAAGCTAATGCTAAGTATATTGGCATGTTCGCTGATTCTCTTCATTATGCTTCTTCGGATGGGAATAGCAATGTTATAGTCAATGATGTGAAATTAACTGATGACTTTATACTTGAAGAGCATTTGGTCACTTGTGGAGATGTTTCATTTACAACCTTTGATGAGGATATTCCACAAACAGATGATGGAACGATTAAGATTCAAAAAGGTGGCCTTGTTTACGAAGGTTACATCAAAGAGGTGAGTAGTACAGTTGAGAGAAACGAGGGAGTGAAGTATGATTTATTTGTCCGTTCAATAACAAAAGCCTAGAATATGATTATAAGTCCGTTTACCCCACTGTTTTTTTCTCCGTCTACCGATAAATTTGGAGCGAAAAGTAAATATGTGCAGTTATTCGCACGTACAGACAGGATTTTTGTTGAATTGATTTTGACACCCAAAGAGCAGGAGCCTATTGTTTACATTAATAATCTTTTAAGTAATATATCTACACTTGTATCATTAAGCTCATGGAAGATGAATGATGATAAGATTCTCTATTTCTATAACATTTCATTGCTTCCATGTGGATATTATACTGTAACAGTTAATGGGAATACGAGTGAGATTTTTAAAGTTACGGATGATGAGTGTGAGTTATCAGAAACCAGCCTTATTCAGTATTCAATGAAAGATAATAAGCAGCGTCTTGATGCTGTCTGGTGGATAGATGGGATGCAATACTTTTTTGATTTTCGAGTTCCTGGTGGTTTCAAAGATAACGGATGGACGTTCGGTGTGGATAATGAGCAGTTCGTGACTTCTGATGAGGATATTGTTGAGCTATTCAGCCACGAATATACAACTATATTATTCACGCTTGGAAATGGGATGGGATGCCCTGTATGGTTTGCTGAATTATTGAATCGTGTCTTATGCTGTAATTACGTCTACTTTGATGGTATTCGATATGCAAGAAAGGAAAGTAATGTTCCGGAACTTAACCAGCAAATCGAAGGATTGAAGAGTTTTGTATTCAATCAAATGTTACAGAGGGTAAAAACGATTAATCCTGTTTTGGAGTGGAACAACCAAATGTCTATAAGAAGAATTCAAAATGATACTTATAGGATAACATCTGACAGTGGAGAGTTGAGGAGCATAAAGTCTGGTGGTGAAGCTGTAGAAGAATATACGTCAGTAATCACCGGTAAGTTGTATGTGCATTATCAGAAGATTATGACTAGTCTTTTTACATCTCATAATTATAGTTGTAAAGTGATTTTGGATAAACCGGCTAATAGTGGGGTGACGTTCATGATACCTTTTAATCTCACAAGCGCTGGTGTCGTAACTTCGGAAGTTAATCAGATTACAGTTGTCTTGGGAGGTTATTCGAATGAAGTTCAATTTTCTCAAAAGGGAAGTTCATACGATATTGATTTATTATCAGGAGGTATATTAGAGTTCTTGAAAGGAACTGATGATAGGACTTATTATGAGGTGACTTGGGACGGTGAATTTGTTGATACGTTACCTGTTGCTTCTGATGAAGTTTCTGATCCGTCATCAAATTAATATAATAGTTTTAAACAATAAAGATAGAATAAAATGACAGAGTCAGAGAAACAACAAATTATTAGCCTTGTGCTGCAAGCGTTGAAGACAAACAGTCTTACAATAGAACAACTGGCTGATACAACAGAGCTATCTAGAGATATGTATGTTGAAGTTAGTGGTGGTCGGAAAATATCTATTGATTTGCTTTCAAGTACCATTGCTAAAATGGTGAATGGGGATTTTGATGCATTAGTGGAGAATGTCAATAAGATTGCAAAAGATTTATCGAATGGAGACGCCGAGTTGTTGAAACGTATAACAGGAGTGTCTGATAAATCCAATCCTTTGACTGACCCATTCAAAAGTATTGGCTCTTTTACTACTATTGGTAGCTTTAAGGATAAATTGAAAACAATGTATTCCGGGGATTCTTCTATTGGGAATTATCGGTGTATTTTGTCTGTTGATTCGTCTAAGATTCCTGTAAATATACAAATTGAACGGTTGGAGCTTGATAAGGTTTGTCAATCATTCACTTCGTGTATACAACTGGCTACCATGTCAGACAATGCCGAAGGTGTATATTTAGGTACAGTTTGTACAATCTCACGAATAGGTATTGTTTCCAATGAGAGTGTTACATGGGGCAAATGGACCTCTGTAATAAATGACTTTGAGGAAAGGATAGGAAAAGCGAACGGTATCGCTCCTTTGAACGAAGAAAGTAAAGTCCCTTCTGAATGTCTGCCTGAACCGTTGTCTCTTGGGGAAAGTGAAGATGAAGCCTTCCCCGGCGACCGTGGAAAGGCTTTAGAGGATGCAATGACAAATATCCCTTCCGACATAATCAAACCTGATTCATTCTCCGTCCTGTCTGACGCTTCCTATCTCAATGTATCTTTCAAAAAAGTGTCCAAAACAACCGGTAAAGAAACGGATGACAGCTTCCGTTTGCCTTCTGCTACCCTTGAACAAGCCGGCCTTTTGTCCGCCGAGGATAAGCAAGCCCTTGAGGATATGAAGAGCGGCACGCCCGCTGACGATGTAACACACCCCATCGTCATTGTTGATGAGATCCGCCCATTGAAAGACGGCTACTATACCCTTGAAACCGCTATTGCCGCCATTGTCTCCTATCAACAGGAATCTGGCGTCAAATATGAGCGAACGGGTCTCATCATTACTTACAAAACAGGCGAGTATGAAATGGAAACCCGGCAGTTCCAGGGTGCTGTGTCCGATTTTGCGACCCCTTCTCTTTGGAAACCCTTCGGGAATGGTGGTGGCAGTTCCGTTTTTGAAACTTCCGATGAACCGGCGGAAGGGGGAAAGGACGCCTTTTCAACTGGTGGCGCCTATGCCTATGTTCCGGCCAACCTCGACGTAAACGTGGAAACAGAAGGCATTGTAAAACTTCAGATGAAGAACGCTGCCGGTGAAACCCTTGGCGATGAAGTGCAGTTCGCTATCGGCACGGGTGGCGGCGGTCAAACTGGTGGTACCATTGTTGCCATTGCTTTCCAGTCGACACCTGTCTATGGCTCTTACGGCTCCACGCTACGAACCTTTGCCGCCATTCGTTCCGTGACCTCGAACGGTGTCGAATCCTCTGACAACCTGATTGAGAAACTGGAACTCGTAGACCGTGAAAGCGGGCTTACCGTCTGGACTGAAACCGTCAACAAAGCATCTTCCGGTGACATGAAGGACTTCTCCTTTGAACTGGACTTCACCACATACTTTACGGCTGCTGGTACTCGGAAATTCAAGCTGATAGCCACTGACGAAAGCGGCAACACCGGTTCCAAGAATGTCAATGTAACAGCTGTTGATATTACCTGTACCTGTGTGCAGGTGCTCAACTATACCCCTGAAACTCTGCTTACTCCGACAACTGAAAGTTTCAGCCTTCCACTCTATAAGTTCGGAAACAACACCTCTGATAAAGGTATCAGTGCCCAGGTTGACATCAAGATTAATGGTGAATGGCAATCCCTGTCTACCACCGTTGTAAATGACAACTACTCGCACTCCGTTGTAATCCGCCCTGCTTCCCTCGGCCTAGAACACGGTACCTATCCCTTGCGAATCCAAGGAACGGATGTCGCATCCGGAGTGAAAGGAAATGTCATCTACACGGCTGTCATGGTAATTGACCCGAATAGTTCCACACCTCTTGTCGCCTTGAGATACGATGATAAAAACGGTGGAGTAGTCCGACTGTACGAAACCGTAGAACTTGATGTTGCCTGTCATGACCCGTTGGAAATGACTTCACCCGTCAGCGTGAAAGCCAATAACGTGCAGGTAACACAAATTGCTGCCAGTCGTAACAAAACCTATCAGGTCAAACAACAACTGCAGGGCTACAAGGCTGACGGCACCGATACGGTCAACTATACTGCCGTATGCAAGGACGTGACTAGCGAACCTGTCCGGGTGACAGTTAGCGGTTCCGCCATTGACGCCGCCATAAAAGAAGGCGCCATCTATAACTTTGACTTCTCATCCCGTACCAATCAGGAAACTGACCATAGCATTGTCAGCGGTAATTATGAAATGAAAGTGGACGGTGCCAACTGGACTACCAACGGTTTTGGCACATTCTTGGGTGAGAACTGCCTTCGCGTAGCCGAGAATGTGGGCGTGTCACTGAACCATGCCCCGTTTGCCGGCTCGTCTATTGAATCCAACGGTGCCGCCATCCAGTTCGCTTTCGCTTCCAGGAACGTGACCGATGATGACGCCCTGCTCCTTGGCTGCTATGATGAAACGTCCGGTGCCGGCTTCTATGTCACCGGACGAGTGGTCGGCATCTTCTGTAACAATGGCGTTTCCCGTCGTGAAGAACGCGCCTACCGGCAGGGTGAAAAGATAACCGTAGGCGTGGTTGTCGAACCTGCAAGCAACTACGTTGAACGTGACGGCACACGGTATTCCATGATGAAACTGTTCCTCAACGGTGAGGAAGTCGCCTGTCTTGGTTATGTTCCGGGCGGCGGCTCCCTGATTCAAACCAAGTATATAACGATGGACGGCAGACTGGGTGATTTGTACCTTTATTACATGATGGCCTGGAACTCCTATATGGAATGGGCGCAAGCGTTCAGGAACTACCTTGTCCGTCTGACCGATACCGAAGTAATGGTGAAAGAATACGCCTTTGAGGACGTCCTTAAAAGCCAGACAGCCGAGGGTAGCACCCAAAGCCGCCCGTCGGCTGCCGAAATCTATTCACGGGGTATGCCTTACATTGTCGAATGTCCCTATGAAGGCTCCGATATAGAAGCACTGGACGGCACCACTTCCACCAGTACGAAGATATACATCACGCTCTATTACTTCGACCCCGAACGCCCGTGGCGTAACTTCAAAGCAGTGAGCGTCCAAACCCGCAACCAGGGAACCACCTCTGCCAAACGCCCGGTGAAGAATAAACGCTACTACCTCGCCAAGAGCAAAGGCAAAAACAAGGATACCCGAATCATCCTGCTTAATCCGGACGATACGACAGAGGAAGGACGCCGGGCAATCGCTCTTGCCGCCATCAACAAAGTGCAGGTCGGTGATAATACAATCCCGGTCGATGTCATCACCGTAAAAGTCGATTACTCCGATTCCGGCAACGCGAACGACTGCGGCGCCTGTGAAATGATGAACGTTACTTACCGTGCCCTGGGCGGCAACTATATGACGCCCGTCCAACGTGCATTTGACGGAACGTTTGACAGCGGTGACCTGCATATCGAAGGTTTGCAGATGAACCACTCCACCGCCAATCACCCGGTAGCCACCTATCGGTGTAAGGATGACAGCCTGCAAAACGTCTATTTCCATGCCAAAGGCAACTGGAAAGAAGACAAAGGGGAACAGTTCGCCCTCGGCTTCAAAGATACCCCCGGCTATAACAAAGGTTGCCTGAATTATGGTGACTTCATAGAGTTCTTCGGTACTCCTGACGAAACTTTAGACGCAATTGAGATACGCTTCAAACAGACTGACGGACTCGATACGGACAGCGTGTACCTGCTTTCCCTGTATTGCGGTAGTTCGTACCGGATAATGAGGTATCAGGACAGCTCATGGAAAAAGCAGTCCGGTTCCATGAAGTATGAAAACGGCAAATGGAATGTCACCGGTGACGTCCTGAATCCGGTTGAAGGTTTCGAACTTCTTAACTACCAAGGTATGGACTGGTTTCAGGGCGTCGGTTCTGTTCAGGATATGATGGCCATGAAAACGGACAAGTCCTCATGGGTTCAAAAACTCGTGGATAACGGAACTATCTCTGCTGATACCTTCCCGGCATGGACTTACTACTTTGAATCGCTTGTCGATGATGACCAGCTCGCCATTGATTACGCTTTGGGTAAGAAAGTGCCCTATAACCTCTACCGATGGTTGCGCTTCTGTGATTCCTGCGATTACTCCAAAGGCGGGAACTGGCAAAGAACATGGAAGGAAAACCTGTATAAATTCGCCTGCCCAGAAAGTGTCTTGAGTTATGACATCTTCACCGACTACCTTGCCGCCACTGACCAACGCGCCAAGAATATGCAGCCGATGTGGTTCTTGGAAGAGTATGCTTCCGTAACAGACGGTGTGTACAGCTCCGAGGATGCCATGCGCATGTACCTGAATAAAATCTATGACTGCGATACGCTCAATAGCAAGGACAACGACGGTGGTTGCACGGTTGACGCCGAGGTGGACCCCAACCGGACGAGCGATGAAACATTCACTAACCCTTATGCTGGCTACGGCTCCGTTCTGTTTAATAACATCTATCTCCAGCAAGTAGTGTGGACTGACTCATCCGGTACGGAACTCTCCCTGCGTACCGTTGCCGCCGCCATGCGTAACGTTCAGGCGACCATTGACGGCGTCACCCTGCACCCGTTCTCACCCGAAGGAGCTACGCATTTCTTCATTGACAAACGGCTCAAAAAATGGCAGAAACTGGTTAGTTCTTACGACGGTGAACGGAAATACATCTCCTATACCGCGACCTCTGATGCTATTTACTTCTATGCCCTGCAAGGTCTTGGACTTACCGCCCTTCCGTCCTTCATTGAAAGACGTTGGCGTATTCGTGACGGCTATTTCCAAACCGGTGATTTCTTCAGCGGTGTAATTTCCGGGCGCGTATCTTCCAAACCAAACGCCACCATCCGGATTGTCGCCGCTAAAAACGGTTACTTCGGTGTCGGCAATGATGCCAGTGGCAACCTTTCCGAAAGCTGCTTCCTTGAAGCGGGCGAAGAATATGTGTTCACCAACTTCTCACATGAGGAAGGCGCCCTGCTGTATATCTATCAGGCTGACCGCATGAAGCTGCTCGACCTGTCTGAAATCTCCCTGTCAAGTACGGTGAGCTTCTCCGCCATGCAACTTGTGGAAACCCTTATCTTGGGCTCTGACACCCATACAGAACAATCCATCGGTTCTTACGCACCGTTTACCTCGCTGAACTGCGGCGAAATGCCCTTCCTCGTATCACTCGATATCCGGAACACACAAATCGCTACGCTCGTTACCGACAAATGCCCACGTATCGCCCATATCAATGCGTCCGGTAGCAAACTGGAGAACATCACTCTTGCAGAGACTTCTCCGATTAATGACATCTCTCTTCCACCAACAATGACAAGCCTCCGTTTTGTCGGTCTTCCTGAACTGACCTATACCGGTCTTTCCGCCCCGTCCGGCCTGCAAATAGAATCCATGCCGAACGTCCAACGCCTGCGTCTTGAAACGTCGCCTCAACTTGACGCCATTCAGATGCTCCGTGACGTCCTCGCTTCACAAGCGGCATCCCGTAAACTTTCCATGCTCCGTATCTCGAACATGACCCTGAAGGCTGACGGCTCCGAGCTTCTTGCCATTCTCGAATATGGAGTCGCCGGTATGGATGAGGACGGTAACAGACAGGATAAACCGGTAGTCAACGGCACGTATGAACTGACAGTTATCCGTGAAACGGATGAAATCGAATCCCTTGAATCCGGCATCGACGGCCTTGTCATCCTTACCGTCATCGATGCCTATATCGACCTGATAAACTGGTTCAATAACGAATCCTACGGCGGTGAACCGTACTACGAGAACGTAACACTGGACAACATCAATGAAGTCCTTGAATATTATAACGGCGAAACCTACGAGGAATATCTCGAACGCTTCGCTGAAGACAATATGGATATTAATGATTTAATCAACAAGTAACTATGACGAATGAACAAAGCGCAACGCTGCTTCGCTTGAACAAACAGGCACAAGTGGCAGCACTGAACGCCGTGGGATTCTCGGATATCACCGAGAATTCCCGCGCATCTGAATTTGGACAACGTATCAAGTGGGCCGCCGGCCTGCTTGATCTGCATCTTGCCTGTAACCGTATTTCGGATAACTCCAAGGCATACTTTACTGCTGCCGAATGGAACTCCCTTACGCTCGCTAATAAGCAACTGTATATCAAACGCGGGCTTCGTATCCGTGCCCATGGACACTCCTTCGTAATCGCTGCCCAGGAGTGCTATAATGCCGATATGACTACTACCTTCTATTGGGGCGGTCAGGGTAAAGCCATAGACGGCCTGAACCAAAAAGGACTGGGTGCCATGTACGGCTGCTTCACGGGTGAGGAAGATACCGACCTGATTATCACCGGCCTGAAAGACCAAAACAATAGCGGTGTAATCGGTGCGCCGGCTGCCGAAGCCGCCCGTGCATACCGTGCCTACACTTTGGAAAGTGACGGTATCGAGGATGAATCCAACTGGTTCCTTCCTTCATCCGGCCAAATGCTTCTGATGTACCGCTACCGCGATAAAATCAATGAGATGATGCGTACCTTTTGGAGTAGTGACAGTATGCTGATGACTGATAAATACTACTGGTCATCAACAATTTGGGATACTAACTCCGCCTGGGCGTTCGAACTGAATACCGGGCGTATTACGAATCAAAACAAAAATTCAGCCCTTCTTCATGTGAGAGCTGTTGCTTCCGAATAGTATTAACTTAATATTATACAATAAAATGGATAAAAATATCGCCAGCGCCATGCTTCTGCGCTTGAATAAACAAGACCAGATAGAAGCCTTAAAATCAATAGGTTTTACAACCGTGAATGAAAACACCCCCGCAAGCGACATCGCCAAATATATGCAATGGTCAGGTACGCTTCTTGACCTTTCTTTGGCTACGCTCCGGATTGAAGACGGTGAACAAGTCTTTTTCACGGCTTCCGAATGGAACTCCATGAGCGCGAATAATCGCTCCAAGTATATCCGTATCGGCATCCGACTTCGCGCCGAATGCCACCAGTTCATTATCGCCAAAAGCGACTGCGTTGACGCAGGCGGCAATAAAACGTTCAAATGGGGTGGCTACGGAACTGACCTACGCGGCCTGAAAAACTACGGCAGTGGTAACCAAGGACTCTATGATACCTTCGACGGCAAGGAAAATACCGATGTTATAATAGAAACCCTTGCAGGCGTCAAGGACACCCAGGGAACTGTCGGCGCCCCTGCCGCCGAAGTTGCCAGAGCCTATAAAGCCTGTACGCTTGAATCTGACGGAATTGAAGATACAACCGTGTGGAACCTGCCCGCATTGGGTGAACTTATGCTTATGGCCAAGTATAAAACCGAAATCAATGAGCTCATAACTTCTATGTTTGGCAATCAAAATATATTTACAAATGACTGGTATTGGTCTAGTACCGAATATGACGCTTCCAGC